GGGTCAGGCGGCAGTGCGGCGGCGGCGCTCGCAGCGGCCGATGACGCTGTGCGGCTTGTCCTTGGGGTCGTCGATGTCGTCCCAAGCGACGGCGGTCACCCACTCGTTGCGGCGGGCGTGCGCCCGTGCGAACTCTGAAGGGCCGGGAATCATGCAGTGCCGCCGGTACACGGCGTCGATGCGGGCGGCCACAGCAGCGCCTACGGAACCGTGGCGGCCCCGCACGAGCAGGCGAGCGTAGGTGTCCGTGATGCCGGCCTGGGGGCCCGACCAGCTGACTGGCCAGCCCATCGCGGCGAGGGCCTGTAGCCGCCGCGCGCTGCCGAGCGCCGGTACGAGCAGGGGGCCAGTGGTGGCTGGCTTCAGTACCAGTACTCGCGCGGCCACTTCGTGCTGCACACCGGAGGGCGGATTGTTCAGCCAGTTCCCGAGGGCTCGCCTGCTGACGTTTGCTTCGCGGGTAATGCTGTCGAGGGTCCAGCCGGATTCCAGCAGCACGCGAACGTGAGCAGCGACGGGCCCGATGGGCGCATAGGAAGGAATGCCGCGCAGGCGCCGCAGTTCCCTTACTTTCTCGTCGCGGCGGAAGGCGGCGCGGCAGAGATCGCAGCGGCAGGGTGCCCAGTTGGCGTTGCGTCGGGAGCCCTGGTAGCGGCTGGCGGTTCCGTGGTCGGGGATCTTCCCCATGGTCGTTGTTCCTTTCAGAAGAGTCGGTTGGCCTGGGTTGCGGTGTGGGGTTCGGCGGGTGCCGGTGTCCGTGTGCAGTGGTGGTCGGCGACGACAAGGTGGGTGCAGCGGCCGGCCCGGATGTGCGCGGCGCTGCGGTTGATCAGGCGGGGCCGTAGTACGGGGTGCAGGCGCAGGCAGTAGGTGGTGCGTCCTTGGAGGCGTGCGGCGAGTTCCTCGAGCGGGTTGAGGGGTTTGGGGTCGGCGCGTACTTGGAGGGCGGCGACGTGGCCGACGAGGGCCAGCAGGACAGGTTGTCCGCACCAGGCGCACAGACGGGTTCGGGGCCGGTCGGTGAGGGGTGCGGATAGGTCGAGCCACGGCGGCGGCTTTTTAGTCACGGGCCGTCACCGCCCGTGATTCACCGTTCCACCATGTGGACAGTGCCCGATCGGGCACTGCCGCGATTAGGGCTTCCACCTGCAGCAATCCGGTGAACAGTGCCCGTAGTGCCCGTAGTTTGCATATGAGGGCTGATGCGCGCGCGCATGCATGCGTGTAACGGTGGAACTGCAGAACATCGGGCACTGCGGGCACTGATTCGCAACCATTGCAGGTCAGATCGTGTACCAGCGAGTGCCTGATGGCATTTTGGATCGGGCACTGAACGGGCACTGCGGGCACTGTCATCACTCCCCCTCGTCGTCGACGTCGCTGGCGACAAGAGCGACACCGACGTACATACGCCGACCATTGCTGCGCTTCTGGTCAATACCGAAACGAGTCCGAAGTTCGCGGCCGAGCACCTGAGGCTTGAGAGGAATCTCGCCCTCGGTCTTGCACCAGTCCTCATAGGCGCCGCGCAGCTTTGCCGTGAGCGTGGTGACGTGCGTGCCTCCGCCGAGGTGGCAGCAGTCCTCCATGAATCGCGCGAGGGCGTCCTCTTCCTCGGCGTAGGACTCGGTGAAGGCCATGACGGCGGCCGGCTCGCGAAGTTTGGCGGCGAACGCGTCGACGGCGCCGCGAATCATCCAGGCGAGGATCGCCGGGCCTTCTTCGTTGGCGAGGATGCGGGCGAGCCCGTCGATCTTCTTCTCTTCGGAGACGGTGCGGGTGAAGGGGACGAGGCGCAGGCGCCGCCAGAAGGAGTCACCGCCTGCTTTCACGGCAGGCAGGTGGTTGCCCATCAGCCACAAGTGGTGGGTGGGTTCGAACGTGAAGTGGTCCTGGCGCATGAACCGGGCGGTGAGGGCGTCGCCGCCAGTGAGGAGCTTCATCTTGGCTTCGTCGAAGCGGGCGTCCTGGTTGACCTCGGAGACGACGACGAGGCGCAGGCCTGCGAGGCGGGCGACTTCGGTTTCGTGTTGCTGCTGGCCGACCATGAGGAAGGTGTTGGGGGCGGTTGCTGCGTAGTCGCCGAGCAGGATGCGCAGTACGTCGAGGAAGACGGTTTTGCCGTTCCCCCCGGGGCCGTGCAGGAACGGCAGGACGTGAAAGCGTGTGTCGCCGCTGGCGGAGTAGCCGGCCAGCCGCTGCACGAACGCGGCGAGTTCGGTGTCCTCGCCGAACGTGTCGGCGAGGAAGGTCTGCCAGCGTGGTGCGTCGGCCTCGAAGTCGGGCTCGACCGCAGTGGAGCGGGTGTGCAGGGCGCCCGGGTCGGAGGGGTGCATTTCTCCGGTGACGAGATCGACGATGCCGCCCGGGGTGTTGAGGTGAGTGGCGATGGCGTCGAGCTCGGAGGCCGGAGCGACGACGCGACGATCGGTACGGGACAGATGAATAGCCGCGTTGACTTTGTCGCGGGACAGGCTGGAGGCCTTGTGCTTGCGGGCGGCTTTCTCGAGGTCTTCATCGCCGAAGACGGTGGGGTCGAGGTCGCGGATCATGTCGCGGGCGAGTTCGACGACGAGGCCGCCTTCGTCCCACGCCCAGCGGTGGCCTTCCCACAGCAGCCACATGCTGCGCTGCGGGACGTACCTCAGCTGGTTGCCGTAGGTGTCGACGAAGAGCAGGGCGTTGCCGTCGTCGGTGAACGACTCGGGCCAGCTGCCGCTCGAGGCCGCGGCGCGCGGCGCGGTGTCCGTCTGGAGAGCGTTGGCGCCGTCGACGGGCGGGGCGCCGGTGATCGGCTGGGTGAAGCCGTTGACGATGCGCAGCTGCGGTCGGCCCGTGGGGGTGGTGGGGGCGCTGCCGTAGCCGCGGCGGCGGAGTTCTTTGGCGGCGGCGGAATGGTCGCCGCCGTGTTCGAGGAGGGCGTAGGCGCCGAACTTGGTGTAGGGGCGCTCGGCGTCGAACTCTGTGCTGGTGGTGAAGACGTAGAGGCGGTCGCGGTCGTCGGCGTGGCCGGTGGTGGCGGAGGGGCCGATGCCTGTCTTTCCGGGCCGCTGCCAGTATCGGGTGTTGCCGTGCTGGCCGAGCAGCCGCCAGCCGTGGGGGGTGAGGATGTCAGCCCAGTCGGTGCGCTGCTCGTAGTCCTCGCCGGGCTTGACGCCGCCGAAGTCTGCAGTGCTGGTCGGCTGTTCGGGGGTGGTCGGGGTGGGCTGCTCGGTGGCGGGCATTTGGTCGAGCATGCGGGCGATGGTGAACAGGGCGTCCCGTTCGTCCGCGGTGATCTCGGCCAGGTTCTTGGTGTCTCCGGCGAGCAACTGCCAGGGTTGACCGGTCTCGTGGACGGGTCCGTGGGAGGGGGCGGTGATGACGAAGCCGCCTTCGCCGCGTGTTTCAACGAGGACTTTGATTTTCTCGCTGGGCTTGGCGGCGAGTTCCTCGGCGGTGGCTGGGCGGCGGGCGAGCTTCGTGTTGGGCAGGACGGGCCCGTCGGTGACGCGGTAGACGAGGTGGTAGCCGCCGGACGGTGTCTGCTCGCAGTAGCCGTCCTTGATGCGCTGCCACACGTTGCTCAGCCCGGACGCCTCAGCGATCTCGTCGAACTCCTCGTGGCGCTTCTCGGTGACGGCGCGGCCTTCGAACTCGAGCATCTCGAGGCCGCCGGAGACGGAGCCGAGGATGATGCCGAGGCCGGGGTGCCCGCCGGTGAACCACTGGCGGACGATGTCTTCGGTGGGGCGCTTCGTCTGGTACTGCTTCCATGCCCCGTCCGGCCGCTTGGTGCCGTCGATGGCAGCCCGGACGACGCTGGCGCCAGCGTGGTGCCAGGCGAGGGCTGCCTCGAGGGTGGTGTAGTCGGGGCTCACGTGTGTCTCCTTGCGGACCGATGCGGAAGCTGGGGCTTCGCGCCCGCCCCGGCGTTGAACTCGGGGCGCCGGCCTGGCTACCGGGCGGGCGGTTGAGGATGGGTCAGAACGGTGCGACGCCGGACTGCGGTGCCGCGGCCTGCACCTGGCCGCCGTTGATCTGCGCGAGCAGGGCCTGCACGGCCGGGTCGTTGAGGTCGACGCCGCCCGCGATCTCACCGGTGGCCGTGTTGACCGGCGGCTGCGCTGCCGGAGCCTGCGCCGGGGTCGGGGCTGCGGGTGCGGCCGTCGGCTGCGGAGCGGCGGGGGGCGGCGCGGCCTGGGTGAACGTCGGCTTGTTGGCGTTGACCCACGCCTCGGCTTTCCTGTCGTCGACGCCCTCGTTGAACGGGTTGAGCGCCCAGGCCTGGAAGCCGGATTTGGTGGGGACCTGTCCGATGCGGCCGAGGATCAGCGTGGCGCCGGGGGTGAGGCGGGAGACGATCGCCTTGTGGGTGATGTTGACGTGTTCGCGCAGTTGGTTGTCGCCGTCGAGGTCGACGACGTCGACGTCGGCCTGGTCGATCTCCTCGTTGCGGAGGGTGTCGAACTTCTTGCCGATGCCGTGGACGACGGTGATCAGCACGAGGTGGCCGTTGTGCTCGGCGGGCTTGAAGAATCCGCCGAACGCTGCCTCGGTGGGCTGGTTGAACATGGTTCTCCTTGAGTGCTGTGTGCGTTTGTCCCGGGCGGCTGTGTTGCCGTGCGGGATTGGTGCGTCCTGAACCGCGGTGCGGTCAGGAGGACTTGGTGATCCCGGGGCAGCCCTGGCTGAGGTCGGTGGCGCCGGGCTTGTGCCAGGGGCAGAACACGCAGCGGGCTTTGGGGTCGGTGGGGAACAGCCCGAAGTGCTGCGGGGTTTTTTCCGGGTCGAGCTTGAGGACGAGTTCACGGATCGCGTCGAGGCGGGCGAGGGCCTGCTCGGCGACGTCGCGCCGGTAGTCGTCGACCCACACGTAGGGCTCGAGGACGTGATGCCGGGGGAGGAAGACGATGGCGACCCTTTGGGGCTTCTCGCCCGCGTTTTCCATGCCGAGCCCGTACAGGTTGGCCTGGATGCGGTACTGGTCGCCGGGCCCGTGGCGTCGGTATTTCTGCAGCGACGACACGCCGGTGATCTTCCAGTCGTAGACGGTGCCGCTGGCCTTGTCGTACAGGTCGGCGGATCCGGCGACGGTGGAGTCGTAGGTGTAGCCCTTGCGGACGGTGACCCGCTTCTCGACGAGGTAGCGCTCACCGTTGGGGTCGCGCTTCTCGAACAGTTCGGCCATCCAGGCGTGGACGGCGGTGCCCTGGATGCTGGCCCACGGGTCCCGGTCCGCGCCGGGCACCTCCGGCCAGTCGAGGACTTTGTAGGCGAGGGCACGCGTGCAGGGGTTGCCGACCTCGGACGGTCCGATGCGGCGCTGCCTTGAGCGGGGGGCATTGTTGGCGGTGTCGACAATGAGGGTGCGGATCATTTGGGCGATGGCGGAGCCGGCGCTCGTCTCGTGCTCGGTGATGGTTCCGGCGGGCTGGGTGAACGTCACGCCGCCTCCTTGGCCGTGATGGTGTGGGGGCAGTGGCCGACGCGGACGCGGGCGCAGAGTTCGCGGGCGGCGTCGTCGCCGCGGGCACGCTCGTGGTGGCCGCAGGAGCACAGCCAGTCGGCGACGGGGATCTGATTGCGGTCGAGTCCGCGGATGTCGAGACCGGGACGGATACCGGTGATGACGGTCGGCTGCTCGGTCACGCCGCCACCGCCATTTCCGGCTCCGCGCAGCGGGCGATGTCCTCGCCGGTCAACGCCTCGACGGCCATCGCGACCAGATCCCGGGCGGCGTTCGGGGTGACGGCATTGCCCAGCATCTTCACCTTGGTCCGCTTGTCGCGCGGGGTGAGGATGTACTCGGCGGGGAACTCCATTGCGGCCTGGTACTCGTGCGGCTCGAGCATCCGGAACCGCATGTCCTCCGCCGATTCCGCCCGGCCCCCCTGCAGCGCCGCGGCGCCTTCCACCGTGGTCACCGTCGGCAGCGGCTCGAAAGCCGGCCGGGCCATGGAGTTGCTGTAGTACGGCAGCACCATGTCGGGCGCGGCCAGGTACAGGTGGTTCCCGCCCGCGCAGACCGTCGCGGTCGGCTCGGTGATCGCCCGGTGCGATGACGATCCGCCGCGCAACTCGACCATGTACGGCGGAACGGCGAGACCGGTCTCGTTGCGCGTCGAGCAGGTCCGCATCGGAGCGTCGATCGACAGCGGCTGCTTGCCCTCCCGACCCTCCACCGGGACCAGATAGGGGCGGGCGAACTGCTCAAAGCCAGCCCGGATCCTGCGCATTGTTGCCGGGGCCAGCGGGTCCAGCCCTGCTTCCTTGCGATCCTTGATGGCGACCGCGGGCAGCGACCAGTCGATGATCTCGTGCGCGGCCCGCACCACAGGTTCGACGATTGCGTTGCGGCACTCGACGCGCGGGCACCGCCACAGGTACTGGTTGCGGGTGCCGTACCGGCCCCACGGCTTCAGTGGGCTGCACTTTTGGGTGGTCTTCCACGCCTGAATGGCGCGCACCGTGCCGTGCATTTGGCAGACCGCGTAGGGCCGCAGCCACTTGTCGAAGTCCGGTGCTCGCTCACCCTCCGGCCAGAACACGTCGTACTTGCGGTCGCGGTTCTGCGCTGCACCGTCGCCCAGGGCCTGGGCGAACATGCTGTTCAGGTAGACGGCGCGGTGGTGGTAGCCGAGGCCGTGCTTCATTGTGTACAGCCACGACTCGTAGATCGCGCCTGGGCGGCTCTTTGGCCCCCACCAGCGGGATTCGACGACGTTCTCGACAATGATGATCCGGTACTTGTGCGCCTCGGCGAACCGGGGAACGTCCCACATCGTGGCGCGGGAGCGGATGGCTGCCTCGTCAGTGCCGTCCGGGGCGAACAGGCCGTCGTCCCACTCCCCGTGATCGCGGGTCACGCCCTTCGCGTTGGAGTGGTTCGTGCACTCCGGTGAGGCCCACAGGATGTCGGTCTTCGGGTACCGGGTCGGCACCACCTGGGAGATGTCCGCGCAGTCGTGTCGGGTGTTCGGGTGGTTTGCCTGGTGCGTGTTGATGGCATGCCGCGAGTGGTTCGCGGCCATGACGACCTCGACGCCAGGGATCTGGATGGCGCCGGTCGAGGAGCCGCCGGCCCCGCAGAACAGGTCGGTCAGGGTGATCACGCTGCTTCACCACCCTCGACCTCGAGGGGCGGCATTTCCATGAACTCGCGCAGCAGATGGACGAACTGCTCGCCGCTCATGGTGACGAACCAGTCGGCGGGGTGGGCCTTGCCGCGGAGCTTGTGCCAGACGGCGCCGAGCGATGCGTTGTCGTTGTCGCGCTCGAGCTCCGCTTCCTGCACCCAGGCGGCGAGTTCCTGCCGAGCGCAGTTCTTCACCTCGATGACGATGCCGGGCAGGCCGGCGATGTCCCCGCGGTCCTTGTTGCCGTTCAGGGTGCGGCGTTCGGCCTGGGCGAAGCCCATTGCGCGGAGGTAAGTGACGACGGCCGTCTCGGCGGCGGTGCCTTTTTTCTTGGCGGCGCTCATCGGCCGTCCTCCTTGATCAGTCGGGCGAGTTTGGCGTCGAAGTCGACGGCGTTGATCTCGGCTTCGGTGATGGGTGTTCGGCGGGCACGGAGCCGCCGGCGCTCGGCCTCGATGCGGCGGGCTTCATGCACGCCGATGGCGGTGATCCAGGCACCGACGGCGAGGTAGCCGAGGGCGCTGATGCCGCCGAACCAGGCGAGTGCGGTCTGCAGGGTGTCGTTCATGCGGCGCCGATCCAGGTGACGAGTCGGGAGCTGTGGGAGGTGGGGCGCTTGGATTTGGTGGCGGCGGCTTCGCGGATGACGCCGCGGCGGGCGGCGTAGGAGAAGCGCGGCCCCCACTGGTGATGGTTCGGCGGGTCCTCGATGAGGCCGAGCTCGACCAGGTCGGAGGCCTGGAAGGGGACCCCGCGGCGGGCCATCGCGTCGATCGCGTCGTCGCAGCGGCCTTTCCAGTCGTCGTCGGTGGCGTCGTCGGCGTCGGCCATGCCCTGCTGCTTGAGCCGGTCGCCCGCGGTGAGAGTGGTGTTCTTGGTGGTGTCCGTTGTGCCGTTGTGGCGCATGGTCTTCTCCAGTTGGGTGTGGGGTGCCAGGCCTCCGCCCCGTCGGGGGGATGTGGCGGGGCGGAGGCTCCGGCTGCGGTGGAGCGCTTGGGGGAAGGCGCTCGACACCGCGTCTATGGGTGGCTGTTGGCGCCGGCCTGTGCGGGAGGGTGCACCGCGCAGGCCGGCGGGTCAGGGGGTGCGGTACTGGCCGGGGTCGGTGACGGGCTCGAAGAATCCGGCAGTGCGGGCCTGGTGCAGTGGCATCACGCAGTGCCGCTGGATCTCGTCGAGGCTGAGCTCCTGCGTCTTGGTGACGACGGACTCGGCGAGGACGCCCACCTTCAGGCGCTCTTCGAGGTCGGCGATCTGCTGTTCCAGGCCGCGGACGGTCTCGCCGTGGCGGTCTTCGATGCGGGCGATGGTCTCCGCGTGCTCATGCGCCTGGTCGTCGAGCTGGAGACGCAGGCCTTTGATGAGCATTCGGGCGCCGGTCAGCTTGCACTGCAGCAGATCGACCGTGTCGTCCTGGCGGCGCTTACCGGTGGGCTTGTCGAACAGGCCGAGGCGGATCGGCAGGAGGCTGGCGACGTTCACTGGTCCTCCTCGGCGGTCAGTAGGTGGCGGATTTCGCGGGTGACGAGCAGCAGCCAGCCGAAGCCGATGAGCCCGCAGCCGGCCCACAGGGCGGCGCTCACGACGCGGCCCCGGTGGCGCCCCACGCCTCACACGCGGCCTCAACGGGCTTGCGGAGGTGGTCGTGCCACACGCTGTTCATCGAAGTGGCCATGCCGGTGTGGGCGAGGGTGGCGACCGCTGCGGCGAGCATCGGCGGTGCGACCCAGCCGGGCACGGGCAGCGGCTCGGGCAGCTGGCTCTGACCGTGGTCGTCGACCAGCCGGGCCCACTGCCAGACCGGGCCGCGGTCGTAGTCCTCGTCGCGTCCGGTGTGCCAGTCCCAGACGAGGATTAGGCCGTGCCTGAACCGGTCCGGGATGCTGGAGGTTTCGGGCGTGAGGGTGATGACGCCGCGCAGGTAGGGCACGTCGTAGGAGTCTTCGACGAAGGCGTCGGCCTGCTCGGGCTCCATCTTGGCTTCGGTCAGTGCGGCTTCCACGGCGTCGATGTACGGGTTGTGCGGCAGTTCGCGGGTCATTCGGTTCCCCCAGGGGTGTTGGTCTTGAGGCGCTGGTTGAGGTCGGTGGCGATGGCGATGTCGGCTTCGAGTTCGAGGGCTCGCAGGTCGAGGAGGCGGATCGCCAGTGCGACGAGCGTGTTGAACAGGCCCGCGATCGGCGACCGGTACGGCGACGGGAGTGGGGCGGTCACGGTCGGCCTCGGCGGCGTCGCGCGGTCGCCTCGACCACGGCCAGCCACACCACCGCCACCACGACAGCGGGCAGCAGAGCTGCGATCACGACGCCTCCTGGCTGAGCTGGAGGAGGTAGGCGTCGTAGGAGTTGACGGCGTCGTCGGGTTCGGGCGGTGTCCAGCCGAGCCAGGCGGCAAGCCCGGGGACGGTGATCACGGCGCCGGTCTCCGACGCGGCGGCCAGGACTACGCCGAGGGAGTCCACGGACGCGGTACGGGGCTGGGGGCGGCGCAGCAGGCGGGCCAGCGGGGCGGCGATACGGGCGACGGCGGCCATCACGCCACCTCGGGGTCGAGGCGGGCGGCGTCGAGGTTGAGGAAGTACTCGCGCCAGGCGCCGGGCTGCCACGTCGACTCGTCGTCACCGAACTCGCGGTGCGCCTCGGCGTCGACGCGGGCCAGCGCGTCCTCGGTGATGTCGGCGAGAGCACGCATCACGCCACCTCCGGGAGGCTGCGCAGCTGCTCCTGCCGCTTCACCCAGGCGGCCAACTCGGCAACCGCCTCCTGCAACTCGGCGAGCATTGCCGGCGTCGATCGGGTCACGGACACGGCGATCGACTGGGTGCCCTCGCCGAGGATCAGACGGGCGGTCAGCTTGCCGTCGAAGTCGCTGCGCGAGTACTCGGTACGGACCGGGCCGTCGAGCAGATCGAGGCTGACGCCTCCGTAGAACTGGGCAGTCACAGCGTCTCCTTGGCGTGCGGGGTGTAGTCCCGGCCGCGGAGGTCGGGGTCGATGTCGAGGAACTCGTGCCACTGCACCCAGTGCTCGGCCGTGGGCGTCTCGCCGCGCTCGGCCAGGTGCTGCACGGCGTGCGCGCGAAGCTCGGAAATCTGCTGCTCAAGGTCCGGCAGGGGGGAGGGGGCGGGGAACGTCATCGCTCCTCACCGCCCCACGCGGCGCGGGTTTCGCGGTCGGCGAGCGTCGCCGCCCAGAACGTGTAGAAGAGGCAGTCGAGCGCCTCCTCCCGCTCCGACTCCGGCAGGCTGCCGAACGCGACGCGGCCGATCTCCTCGACCTCGAAGCCCTCCGGATGCGCGGCGCGGAGCATCTCCTCCGCCTCGTTCCACATCGCCATCCACGGCGAGATGACGGGGACGTTGGAAGTCAGGCGGTCGAACTCGGTCAGGTCGCTCACGACGCACCGCCCGTCTGTGCGGCGCGGGCCTCAGTCAGGACGGCGGAGTACATGTCGACGTGGCCGCACGGGTTGTCCCAGCGGTCCACAGACAGCCACTCGCCGTCCTCGTGGAAGTTGTGGTTGCGGATCGTGTCGACGCCGCGCGGGCCGCCGCACTGCGGACAGCGGTCCGAGACCGTCACCGTGCGGATCGCGACGCCGACGTAGGCGCGGCCAGTGCCGCGGTCGCACACCCGGACCGTCATGGTCCCTTGGGCTGGAGTGGTGGATGATGTAGGCACGGTTCGCCCTTCTGTTCACGGATGGTGTGGGTGGATCGCGCGGCCTTGGGCCGCGGCGCCCCTGCTGCCGGTGTGTCAGAGCCCGGCGGTGGGGGCTTTGCCGTCAGGAGGCGACGGCGAGCGGCTGGGCGTACTTGCTAGGCAGCACTTCGCCCTCCTGCTGAATCCAGCGGATGTGCGCCGCGGTCAGGCGGGGCGACTTGCCGACGTAGGTGAAGGGAATGCGGCGGGCCTGTATGGCTTCGACGACCCAGTTCTCGGTCTTTTCGAGCAGCTCCGCAGCCTGTGCCGGCGTGTACGTCTTGAGCTCGAGTTCGGCGGATGCCGCAGCGGCGACCGCGAGCTGCTCGACGGCCTCAGTCAGTCGCTCGATGAGGATCACGTTGAGCGACATCCGGCGCTTGGTGGGGGGAGCCAGGTCATTCCTGGTCACGGGGGTTCTCCTTGTCGGTGATGGCCTCGATGGGCACGTCGAGGTACGCGGCATAGAGGTGGAGGGTCCGGTCACTTGCTCCCTGCTTGTCGCCCTCGACGCGGGAGAGGTAGCCGGGATCTCTGCCGATGGCTTCGGCGAGCCGCCTCAGGCCGATCCCCCGTGCCGTGCGGATGGCCTTCATTGCGGCTCCGTTGGGTCTCACAGGACCCAACGTAGACCCATCTAGCCGCAACAAGCAAGGTGTTGCGCTGGGTTCGTTGGGTGTTTCTCTGGTCTCGTTGGGTGCCCAATGCCGTCCCATGCGAGAACCTGTGGCCAGAGATGCGCAGAGCGCAGGGGCGCACGCACGGGGCGCAAGCGCAACGAGACGTCAACGAAGCAACAAAAAACCCCGGCTAAGCACGATCAATACTGGTCAATTGGGGGATGTAGTGGGTGCGTGTTGCCAGACCGTGCGGCATCATGGCCCTCATGACAGAGGACCGGACCAAACTGCAGTGGGCCGCGCTCGGGGCAGCAATCAGGGCGGCCCGCGAAGCACGCGGACTGACGCAGGTCAACCTCGCCGAGCTCGCCGGCATCAGCGAGGGCAGCGTCCAGAACCTCGAGGGCGGCTCGCCCCGCTCGCGTATCCCCCAGAGCCTCGCGAAAGTCGAGCCGCACATCGGCTGGTCGACCGGCTCCGGCATCGCCATTCTCCACGGCGGAGAGCCGTCGCCCGCATCGTCCACGGACGAAGAGCACGAAGGGGCGCAGCGCGGCAAGGACACGCTGCGCGAGAAACTTCCTCTGCGGATCGTTGACGAACTGGAGAGCGACGATTCCCTGCTCGACTCTGCCGTCATCCAGCTGCCCGGCCTGAGCGGTGCCCGCATGACGGTCATCGTGCATGGCCAGCCAGATGCGACGCCGGAGCAGATTCAGGAGGCGCTCCTCGCCTGGCGTCGCGCGGAGCGGAACCTTCATCGGCTTCCCGACGCTGATGAGGGTGACGAACCGAAAGCCGCGAACGGTTCGTAACTAGCTGCACACTGATTGCGTTCAATCCCTCCCGATACCACTCGGAAGTGTGGTGTCATATCCGGACACCACAGTGGGGGGCGCCCGCGGTGAGCTAGGGGGACCTAATGGGTCTGCGGGTTCTACGCGTGTCCGGAATGCCGTACCGCGTGCAGGTGTGGGTTGTTGACGCTGACGACGGCTTCGAAGTGCTGATCGACAAGAAGCTGATCACCGAGCAGGGCGCGGCTGCCCTGCAGGCCGCCCTGCGCGCCATGAGCCCCGGATGGCAGCGACTTGACGAACCGTTTGTTCTGCGCGCACTCAGGGCCGTAACCGGCTGAGCCTCCACCGCCCTTGAGGGCATGCCACACTTCCGGCAGCACGATGAACGGTCATGCGTGAGGTGATCCATGGCGCACGCGGAGAAACGCGGCTACGACAAGCGGGCCCGCAAGTGGCGCTGGCGCGGACGCTACAAACTCCCCAACGGCCAGTGGGGCTCGGTCTCCAAGGACGACCGCGGACAGCCCTTCTACAGCGCGCGTGCCGCCCGCGACTACGCCGCCGGCCTCGAAACCGACGTGCGGCGCAAGACGTTCATCAATCCGCGCGATGGCCGTATCACGGTCGCCGAGTGGGCCGAGGCGTGGATCGAGTCCATCGACGTCGGGCCGCTCAGCGAGAAGGAGTACCGGCTCCGCCTCAAGAACAAGATCCTCCCCCAGTGGGGGACGGTGGCTGTCGGTGACCTGTCCGCCACCGGGATATCCACGTGGGAGAAGAAGCTCCGCAAGGACGTCTCCAAGAACTACGCCGACGGTGTGATGAGCGTCCTGCGCACCATGCTGGACGACGCCGTCAGCGAGAAGCTGCGCGGCGACAACCCCGTCGCGGCCCGCAAGTCCGGCCGGCGCGGCAAGTACAAGCCGAAGCCGAAGGACGAGAAGGTCATCGCAACGCCCCGCCAGGTGCTGCTGATAGCCCGCAACGGGCTGCAGATGTACGGGCTGAACGAGTACGCGCTCGTCATCACCTCCGCCTACACGGGCCTGCGCATCGGCGAACTCGCGGGCGTGCACCGCAGCCAGCTGGAGCTGACCGACCGCGGCCTGGGTGCCCGTATCCATCTGGAGCATCAGAGCCAGTACGTGGATGGGGAGTTCACTCAGATCCCGGCGAAGTACGACTCGGGCCGCGGCCTGATCATCCCGGTGTTCCTGGCCGCGCTGCTTCAGCAACTGCTGGACTCGCGCCCGGGGTCGGAGTGGGTGTTCACCGCGCCTCGGGGTGGCCGGCTGCTGCGCGGCGGGGACTGGTATTCCGGGCCGTGGCGGTTCATGGTGGCGGGGCGTCCGGAGCGGCCGGCGAAGCCGCGGGTCGGCTACCGGCCGGGGGTGCGGCCGGTGCTGGGGGTTGAGGGGCTGGTGCCGCACGGTCTGCGGCATTCGCACAAGGTCTGGCTGGATGAGGACGGGCACCCTAAAGTGGCTGTTGAGGAGCGGATGGGCCACACGCTCCAGGGCGTCGAGGGGACCTACTCTCACACGACGCTGACGATGGAGCTGAAGATCGCCGAGACGCTGCAGTCCCGTTGGGAGCAGTCGTTGAAGCCGGTTGTCGACCGGCGCGAGTTCGGCCCGGTTCCTCTCCCGGATCCCCCAACTGCTAGTTGATCTCCCATTCATCTCCCAAACGGGTTTTGATCTCCCTGCGGACGCACGGAAACGGCCCTCCCGAAACGTCGGGAGGGCCTTCCTAATGCGAATGATCTACGCGTGTCCTGCTGCGGTGATGTGTCAGCGGATCGGCATCCCCGAGAGTGTCCTCGCGATCACCAGGCGCTGGATCTCGCTCGTTCCCTCGAAGATCGTGTAGATCGCCGCATCCCTGTCAACTACCTGCAGTCGGGCCGCGTTTTGCCTGGTTGAAGGCCAATTGCTGCCGTGTTGCTCCGGGTTGTTTGGGTGTTGCGCCGGGTTCCGTCTGCATGATCGTCTCCCAAAACGTCTCCCAATCTCCCACGGACGAGGTGAGCACGCACCCCCAGCCCGGAGGCTGGGGGTGCGCTCGTGCCGGCCTCCACAGTGGGGGGCGCCCCTTCTGTGGGGCCGGCACGTCTATGTCCCCTCGACCTTCCGTATTGCCTAACGGATGCAGGTCGATGCGGTAGTTCACTCCTTCGGGCGAACCTGTGTTCGATTTCTGCACAGTACATGTAGCCCTGCGGCATATGCCAGCGCGGGCCGCAAGGCCGTTCGTAAGGGCTTGCTCTTGTTCTACGTCGGGGGGCGCGCGGTCCGTCGCGCGCATCTCATGATCATTGAATGCAGCAGATTTGCTGCTGACCCGCGATCATGATCCGTAAACGGTTGGTCGGGTGCCAGCCTCCGAACACCCGCCATGGATCCTCGACGCCCGCCGGGCGGTCGGCGACCGCATACGAGTGCGGCGGCTGTACCTCAACATGACCCAGGAGTCGCTGTCCTACGCGGCCGGCCTCGATCGGTCGACGATCCAGAGGATGGAGGCCGGGCAGGAGATGAAGCTGAGTCATCTCCTGCTTGTCGCGCATGCGCTGCGGGTGCATGTCACCGACCTCCTTCACGGTTGACCTGGTGCGGCGGTGATCACAACCGCTTGCTGACCGGGATTCAACCCCGCGTACCGTCGGTAACGGAAGGTTCACGCTGCATATATCTGCACAGTTCACACACATCCCGCCCGTTGCGCTACCTGCGGTAATGCGTTGGCCAGCGATCAAGCCTTGACCTGCCGCACCCGCCCCCTGCTGCACGCGTGCGCGCACCTGGCGAGCGGCACAGCCGGCCCGCCGCCGGGCTTGAGGTCGATGTTGCCGTCGCAGTGCTTGCATTCGCCGATGCGGCACGGCCCGCAGATGTCTTCGCGCTGCCGCTCCTGCCCGGTCACAGTGCGCCCTCGAGGCCGCTGGCGGATTCGGCGGGGCAGATGACGACGGGTATCGGCTCGCCGGACAGGGAGAGGGTTTCGCCGACGCGCAGGGGCTGGTGGTCGTGGCTGCCGCAGTGACAGGCCGCAGGCTGCTGGGTGGGCTGCGGTGGGGGCTGCTCGCCTCTACGATCTGCCATGTCGACGCTCCACTCCGTCGGCCACGCCCCCGAGCCGTGACAGCGGCTGCGGGGGTCCTTACTGTGACCTTGACCTTACTACCCCCTACTACCCCCATGGGTAGCTATGGCGTGGTATGGGTGGCAGACTAGCGTCCAAAGAGTGATCATCGACAGGGAAGGGCCCGTACCCCCATACCGGCAGATCGCCGACGATCTACGGCGGAAGATCGAGGACGGGACGATCCCACCTGGCCGGCGCATCCCTTCCATGGTCGAGATGGAGCAGACGTACAACGTCGCCCGTGACACCCTCCGCAAGGCCACTCAGGTGCTTAAGGACGCGGGACTCGTCGAGACGATCACCGGAATGGGGATCTACGTGGTTGACCCAAGCAGGCGTGCCGCGGAGGGCTGACCGCTGTCATACCCCCGCCATAAGATCAGGGCATGCCCCCGTCTCTCCCGCCTCCGGGTCCTGTACGGCCTGCTGCGGCCGTGAACGAGGACATCCGCGCGCTGTGGGTGGACCCGCGGGTGCGACTCACACCCGAGGAGCGCAGGCAGTACGAGCGGCTCGTCGAGGAATGGGCGGAAGCCGTCCGGGCCGAGATCGTCGAGGCGGCGTAAACGCCGCGACGCCCCGCCCGGTGCATCACGCCGAGCAGGGCGCCATTCGGAGCAACCGGCCGCGTGCAGCAGACGCGAACAGTGATACGAGCAGCTTAAGCGCCGCCGCCGACAATTCCGGGCCAGTCGTCGAGGGTCTCGCCGCTGTCCTCGTCAACGAGCACCACCCGCGCACCGGGCACGCCCCAGCCGATCCACTCCACGAACTTCCCGCGGGCTACCGTCTCGTTCCCCCACCAGCCGTGCGCGACCGGACGGCCGGCGGACGTGAGGGTGAGGTGGAAACGCTCGGGGTTCACCGTGTCAGCCGGATACCACGGGAGCGGTGCGGTTCGCGGCTGATGGCGCCCTTCCGCTGCATCTGCTCGAGCTGGTAGTGCACCGCGCTCCTACTGCCCAGGCCCATTTCGGCGCCGATCTCCTCGAGGGTGGGTGCCTCGCCGCGGTCGGTAATGGTCCGGCGGATGAACGCGAGGATGCGTTCCTGGGCGTCGGTGAGGTGGTGGGTGCGGGGTGGCGCCATAACCCCAGTAGAGCGCGTGTTCGAATTCTGGGGCAAGCGGGGGCCCGCCGACACGGGGGTGGGTCGGCGGGCTTGCGGACAGTGTGGCACGGGGGCATGGCTACACGGCCGTCTACTTCTGCAGCTCGTCCGCCGCATAGGTGCCTGTGTGAAGCCACCACAACAGCGAGTCCCTCTGATCCGCCGTGATTTGACCGACCTCGAAGTGCCCGTGAATGAGGTGGCTCATGAACGAGAGCGTCACCCGCAGGCTGGTCGCCGTCTCCTCGTCGGTGAGCGACTGGCCAACCGCCAGGAACGCCTTCTCCCAGTCCTCAACCATCTGCCGCTGAACGCGGTCACCGATGCCCTCCCTGAAGAGGTGGACCACGTTGTCTGGGTCTTCGCTCATCGGCCTTCCTCGTGTAGCTGGAACTCGGGCTGCCTGGGCGCGTGAAAGGCGGTGCGGATGATGGCCCGCTGCTCGTCGGTGAGCGGCGGGGCTTGGGCGACGATGCGGTCGATGCGCGCCCAGTAGGCCTCGTTCTGTTTGGGGTCAGGATGGCGGACGGGTCGGTCCTGGCTCACGACTTCTCCTTCTTGCGGAACGCGGAGTTCGATCGGTTGAGGTGTCCGTAGACGGTTGTGCGCGGCACGCTGAGCAGGTCGGCGATCTCTTGTACGGTCTTCTCGCGCTTGTCGTAGAGCTCTTGGGCGAGCTCGGCTTGCTGTGCCGTGAGCTTGGGGCGGCGTCCTCCAACGCGCCCGCGGGCTCGCGCGGCGGCGAGGCCGTCCATGGTGTTGGCGTGGATGAGCTCGCGCTGGAACTCGGCCATGACGCCGAGCATGCCGAACATTGCGCGACCCTCCGGTGTCGAGGAGTCGATGCCCTGCTCGATGATGTGCAGCCCGATCCCCCGGTCCTTCAGCTCGGCGCCGAGGTTGACGAGATGGATGAGCGATCGTGAGATCCGGTCGAGGCGGGTGGCTTTGAGCGTGTCCCCCTCCCGGAGCCGTTTCATGAGGATGTCGAACTCTGGGCGGGACGCCTTGGCGCCGCTGGCGTAGTCGATGTGGATGTTCTCTTCATCGACGCCTGCGCGCTTGAGGGCGTCGATCTGGTGGTCCGGGTTCTGGTCGGCGGTGGAGACCCGGGCGTATCCGAAATCCATGTCGAGAACCATACACGCGCACTGTTATCCGTCATAGATTTCCGACGCAAGTTATCGACAGCAACTTCCTGCGGCGATAGGCTCGTTGACGAGATGACGACAGTCGACGGTTTTCCGTCACACGGCGATCACGGAGGTGGAGTGGAAGCGAGCAAGTCGCAGGCATCTGAGACGTTGCGGGCTCGGATTGAAGCTACGACCAAGGGGCAGGGCTACCAGTGGGCCGAGATTTGGCTGGAGCGCAACCCCGACGCGACAGCCAAGGAACTGCTGCTCTTCCTCGCCGAACTGGCGGAGAGGGCACGGCGTGAGGCCATCGACGCCGAGATGGCCTCGGACGGGCTGGATGAGTTTGAGGCAGCACAGGTGGTCGACCGGTACATGGACTACCGGGACGTCATCACCCGAGAAATGGACGGGGCCTGACCCCAGAGACGACGAAGAGCCCCGCTCCTCGATGGGAGCGGGGCTCGACTGCGCCGGACGTCAGTGGGGGCGGATGGCGTCGAGGTGCTTCTCGGCTGCCTCTTCCATGGCGGCCAGGACGGCGAGCGTCGCAGCGTCGTAGGCGGCGGGGGTGGCGTCCGGCTGGTGCGGGACGAGGTCGGTCATCCGTCTCCCTCCGTACCCTTGTCGCGGTCGTAGTCGGACAGGTCGCGAATGACGTCCACTTGGCCGCGTTTCTCGACAGGGAGCTTCAGCTGTGTCGAGCGTGTGACCTGCTGGGTGCGTCGGGGGCGTGCCTGCCGCTGGGTGCAGCGATGCTCGGGCAGGGCGGCGAGGGTCTCGGTGTGGACCAGGTAGCCGCAGTCAGCACATCGAACGAATCCGGTGAGGTGCCACAGCTCGTCGATGGCCAGGCCCTCCGGCTCAAGTTCCACAAACGCGGCCCGGTTCTTAGCGACCACGGTGGGCCGTCGCGAGGTAGGCGAGCGGGTTGACGCCGTTGCCGTCCTCGCCTGCAGCGATCAGCCACTCGTCGAACAGGTCGTCGCCGAGGCGCGCGTTCAGCTCGTCCATGATCCAGCCGCGCACGATGGCGAGTTCCTTGGTGGCAGGCTTGCCCTCGGTGCCCATCCAGGCGAGACACAGGGCCTCGTCGGTGAGCTTCGCAGCCATCGCCTGCACTGCGGTATCGGCCTGCTCGCGAACCGTGGCGTTCATCTTCGTCTCCCCTGCTTGCCGTGCCCTGACTCTCTAAATGTAAGGGTACCCCTTACAAATGTCAACCCACCCCTTACACTGATTCCATGACGAACCCGCCGAGCCCTTTCGAGAACCTCAAGCACCTTGCCGAGCAAGGTGACGCCATCCAGCGCGCCAAGGGTGTGGGCGCGGCACTGCAAGCCATCCCCGACCTGCAGAAGTGGCTGCGCGAGATCCGACATGAAGCCGTGCTGGAGATGCGCGACGACGGACTCAGCCATGCGCAGGTTGCCGCCGAACTCGGCATCAGCAGGGCGCGCGCTCAGCAGATCGCCGAGGGGCGGACGACCGGCAAGCGGGCCGACCAAGAGTCGGACAATCATCCCAAATAACGCCCGTGATATGGCATGTTATCGAGAGGGCACGACCCCAACTGTGCGCCCTTCGCGGCATCATGAGCGCATGGCCAACGCCACGTCTCAGAGAACAGACCGCCCGAATCTCGTCAGGATCGCTGTCCTGGAACACGACCTGCTCGGCATCCAGCCCGAGCCCGGCACTGCTGCGGCACTCGCCGTCGGGACGCGGCGCCTTGGCCAATGCTGGCAGCACAAGCCCGCCGCAACGCTCGGACCGGTCCCAATCGAAGAAGCCGTCTGCATACAGTGCGGGCGCCAGATGAAGCTCGACAGCGAAGGCCACTGGGTGCTCGCCTGATCCTGAGGACGACGAAACGCCCCCTCCCGAAGGAGGGGGCGTGTGTCAGTTGTCGTTGTCGTCGGGCGGCGGGAGGTCGGGTTCGAGGAACGGGCGCGGCGACAACCAGAACGGCGGCGGGTCGGGCTCGTCGGGCATGGGCGTCTCCTACGTGTACTGGCGGCGCTGCGGGTCGAGGCCCGCGGACAGCAGACCGCCGTTGCCGTTTCCGTTGCCGGGCGGCTGGTCGGCGCCGTCCTTACGGCAGACGAGCGCGTCCGGATCCCAGGTGGGGGCCTCGAGGTGGTAGCCGTCCGGGCACGATGGCCCGGCCGGCCCCTGCTCGCCGGTGTCGCCCTTCGGCCCCTGCTCGCCCTGCGGGCCAGCGGGTCCGGCTGGTCCTGCCGGGCCGGTGGCGCCGACGGCCCCGGGTTCACCCGCAGTACCGGCCGTGCCATCGGTTCCGTTCGCACCGTTCTTGCCCGGGGACCCTGATGGTCCGGGCGGACCGGACGGGCCGATCGGACCGGGATCGCCTTGGTCTCCCTTCGGGCCGGTCACCGACTTGCCCGGTTCGCCACGGGCTCCAGCTACCGGCTTGCCGCCAAGCTGCCGTACCTGCTGGGAGAGGGCGGCAATGTCGTTGTCTTTCTCGTGAAGGTCGTCGGCCATGCCCTGGATGCTGAGGACGATCCACGCCAGCGTCGCACCGAGCAGGAGCGCGCCGACGACGGCGAGGACATCGCCGCGCCGCCAGCGTCGTTCTTCCGCGCGGATCTCCGATCGGGTCACGATCCCGCCCCTCGCGTCAGGAGAATGATGACGGGCAACAGGATCCCGACGAGGGGCACGATCACTGCGCCGATCAGCCAGCGCCGTGTGGCGACGATCCGCTCGGCGTCCTTCTCTCGCAGCGTCTCCAGTGTGGCGACGCGGGCGGCGAGGGCGTCGTGGCGGATGTCGTACAGCTTCTGGTCGACCTTCTTGGCCAGCTCCGCGGACAGCGTCCTGATGTCGTCCCGGATGTCGCCAGTGCGCTCATCGAGGCGACGGGCGAGCTCCCCGAGAGTCGGCTCCTCCGGCACGTGCTGCTCCTACGTCAGATGCTGCTCGGCTTCGCGGGCCGCGAGGCGGCAGGTGACACTTGGCCGCGGGTCAGCAGGCCGAGCACGGCGAGGGCGACCGCGTTGAGGGCGCCGATCTTCTCCGGGCCAAGCTCGAGGCCATAGGCGGCGAGGAGGGCGGCACCGGCGGCGACGAGACCGGTGAACGCCGAGGGTGCGATCGGGCGGGTGATGGCGGCGGTTGCTGCGGCGAACACGGCGCTGATGACGGCGACGATCGCGCCGGCCTGCTCGGCGGAGAGGCCGAAGTTGAAGGTGACCAGCAGCGACAGGGCGGCGCTGACCGTGGCGATGATGAGAGCGGGCTCTCTGCCGAAGATGCGCATGAGGGTTCCTTCCGGGGTTACACGTTGGGGACTTTGAGGCGGGCCCACGATGTGGGGCCGGGGATGCCGTCGGCGGCGCTGCCGGTGTAGCCGAGCTTGCGCTGCCAGGCGGCGTAGGACGCCTTGTCGCCGGAGCCCCACACGTTCTTGTTGAGGCTGGACTGGTAGCGGTTGCAGCCGACGGCGACGAGCCGGTCGTGCATCGCCGCGATGATCGGCGAGCGGCGGCCGTCCCGGAAGAACGAGGCGCCGGGGAACGGCTCGTAGGACTGCGGCTTACTCGGAGACGTCACCGGGGTCGTGGGCGGCGGTACCTCGCCCTTGGCCAGCTCGATGACGCGGGCGAAGTTCATGGAGCCGGGGTCGCCGTGGTCGTTCTCGGGCACGTGCTGATGTCCGCACCAGCCCTTGAAGGCGCGCCACTGGTCGAAGGACATGCGGGCCGGGCTGGCCCCGTAGGAGGCGGGTGTCACGCCGGGCCGGCGCGGGTCCTTGCCGTAGGCCAGCCAGGTCGGCACGCAGGTGAGGGGCACGTTGTGGTAGTCGTGCAGCCAGCGCACCAGCCAGGCAACCTCGGCGAGTGCCCAGTCGGGGGCGGTCGGCCAGTGCAGGTAGTCGACGCCTGCCCGCTTGCCGTCCCAGCTGGTCTTTTTCGCGTCGTCGCAGGTGCCGACGAGTTCGATTTGGAAGGCGTTCGCCGTGTTAGTCTCCACGCCGCCCAGCTTGTTCGCCAAGGCGCGCGCGGACTCGTCGACGTCGTAGTGCTGATACCAGCGCAGCTTCTTCGCGGCCAGGTCGGGAACGCCGGTCACGGTCGGGGCGATCGAGCCGCCGTTGTAGCCGGGCAGCGTCCGGCCCTCGGTGGTATGGACGACACCGCAGTTCACTTCCATGTCGGAGCCGGAGTACTGGCCGGTGCCGTAGAAATTGGTCTGCGAGGCGCCAGGAATCTTCTGCGGGCCCGTTCTGGCCATGAGCCCTCCTTGGGGCGATGCGGGTCAGCTGCAGGGGTAGCTGACGGGTGGTATCCAGCGGTGCCCGTCGCCGGGGCTGCCGGTGGTTGGTGTGTAGGACAGCGGGGACAGCAGCGTGTCGGCGGCGGCCTCATTCCTCGTGCCCATCCACATGTCGGTGCCCTGGTAGGGGGTGCCGTCGACGATGCTGACGGTGCGGGCTTGGCCGCCGCAGCCGAGGCTGATGTCCCGGCGGCCGCCGGGCGGAGCGCTCCAGCCGAGGTTGCCGGGTGCGGTCCACGGGCCGAGGAGACTCGGCGCGGTCGCGTATCCGGCGGGTGTCCCGCTGCAATATCCACACTTCTCGCTGTAGGTCATCACCCACGTACCGGAGGGATCCTGCCAGGCGCCGACGCCCTCGACACCGGAGAGGCTGGCAAGACTGGTCGCCCCCTGCCCGGTGCCGTTGGCCCACCACTTGTCGAGTTTCTCGATGGCGAGGGTGCCGCCGTAGCTGCAGATGATGGCCGCGCCGCCGGAGCCGTCCGGCACCAGGGCAAAATCGCCGTTCTCGCCTGCGCACTGGGCCAGCTTCGGCTTGTGGGTGGATCCGTTGGGGGCGCCCGCGGATGCTCCGCAGGGTCCGGCAGGGCCGTTGCAGCCCATGATCCAGTACGCGTGAGTTGAGGAGTCGACGCGGGCGTCGGGCATGTTGAACCACAACACCCACACCCCGTCCGGGCGCTGCGCCATGCGGGGGTTGAAGCAGCCATGACCGTTCGTCACAGCACACAGCGTCGCAAACGACTTGCCGCTATAGGGGTCGACCTCGTTCACCGGGAACAGCAACTGCGGGGACGACCACGGGCCGCTCAGGCTCGGAGCACTCGCCACCCCGAACCCGCACCACGGGCTGGGCACATACCACTGGTACCCGCAGCCGTACATCGAGCCGACCATGTAGTACGTGCCGGCGTCCTCGTACACCATGCCGTCGTGCAGGTCCACGCCGTCGACGACGACCGCCGTGGGCAGGACGCCCGGCGTGCTCTCCGAAGCAGCTGGCGCGCTCGCACCCAGCAACGCGGCGACGGTCAGGACGAGGGCGGCCAGGACAGCACGAAAACGCACGACGGCTCCAATCGCGTCGGGGCATGAAAAAAGCCCCTCACGGGGCAGGTGGCTGCAGGGGTTCGGGCTCGGGTGGTGGCTCGGGGATGACGCCCATGTCGACGAGGGTTTCGGTGTCGGCGGCGGCTAGGTCGACGCGTGGCGTCGTGGGCCGGTCGACGGGCGGTTCGAGGTCCGGCATCGTGTCCCTTTCCTACAGCTGCCGCAGTTTGAGGTTTCGGTAGCGCAGGTTCCCGGTGCCGCCCACGACGCGGTGCCTCGCTGTCACGGTGACGGTCTCTCCGGGCGTGCAGCTGATGACCTGCGTTGTGGTCATCGGGCCTGCCGATACGGTGTCGGCCCATTGGATGGCGGGGCCGTCGACGCCGCTGGTTGCGGTGTAGATGGCGCCGGTGACGGATCCGGAGGCGTCGAACAGGGACAGCGTGTTGGAGCCTGCCGAGTTGTCGCAGCGCACGCCGAGGGTCACCTCGACCAGCCCGGACTGCGGCGCGACGATGGTGTCGGACAGTGTGCGCGAGCTGTTGACGTAGGTCCCCGATGTGACGGTGGCGTTGGTGGTGTCCTCGGAGAACTCGGTCGTGAGAGCCCGGCTGAGTTCGACCCAGGCGGAACCCTCGTACACGTACAGGCGGTTTACGTCCTGCAGCCAGGTGACCATGCCCTCGACGGGCGCGGTGAGGGTGGCGGCCCGCGCCGAGGATGACGAGAACCGCAGGATGGTCCGGCCCACGGTGGTGTCGATGGATGCGCCGGTGGTGGCGATGCTGGGGGCGTCGGTGAGGGCGGGGATGGTGATGCTCTGCCCGTAGCTGTCTGTGGCCATGGCGTCTCCTCAGCTCAGCCAGTAGGTGGTGGGCGGGATGAACACCAGCGTGCTGACGCTCGGGCCGCGGTACTCGAAGTTGCCGTTCGTGCGCAAAATGCCGCGGAACGCACCGATATTGGTGCCGTTGGTGCCGTGGCTGCCGCCGATAACCATGTCGTGGTCGACCAGCGGGCGGATCGCGGTCGGCACTGTGGTGAACACGTCACCGGACACGAGCGTGCTGGACTTCGTGAAGGAGCCGCGGATGTGGACGGCACGGTTGACGATCCGGTACTGCGGCACCTGGTAGCCGGCCGCGGCGGAGAACCCGGACGCGAACGGCAGCGCCGTCCACTCCCCCACCGACGTCGCCAGTCCGCCCCACGCGAGCCAGTTCCCTGAGGCGTTCTGGGTGATGGCAATCGTGTCGCCGACAGCAGGGTCGATGTAGTGGGCGATGCGCCGTATCCCGGAGATCCCACCCGCGGTCAGGGTGCCGTCGGCAGCGACCGCGGAGACCACTGCGGTCTGCCAGTTCGAGCCGCGTACCGCCGGCTCGCTGGTGCCGGCCCGGATGGATTCCTGCCTGAGGGCGTCGGCGAGGTCGATCGCGATGGACTGCATGCCGGTCACGTGCCCTCCTTCGCGCTGATCGTCTGGATGGGGAAGTTGCCGCCGACGTCGAGCGGCACGCTGAAGCTGGCGGCCTGGTGGAGCTCTTTGCTGCCGTCGGGGTAGGTGACGCGCAGCACGTCACCGGCTTCGAGGGCGGGGTTCGGTAGGGAGCTGATGTCGGCGGACGCGTTGGGGGCGGTCGCGGACCGGAGCAGCAAGGTGGCCGCCGCCGTGCAGGCTGCGGTGGTGGTGAGCGTGCTCGAGCTGTAGAACATCGGCCGGTGCCCGAACGGGCCGGACCAGTACGTCGGCGAGCCGGGATCGTTGTCGACGACCAGCGCGGAGACGGGTGCGACGTTCGTCTCGGTGTTCTCGCCGCGCGCCGACACGCCGTTGTAGACCTTGTCGGCGGTCATGCCGCGGGAGGCCTGCACGTAGGCGCCGCCCTCGCCCGCATCGATCGACCACGCGGGTGTTGCCGTGGACAGGTCGGGCAGTTCGGCGACGACGAACTCGCCGTCGGGGTCGCAGTACACGCTCGCGCCGATCGCCGCTGCCAGCTCCAGCACAGCCGCCCACGGGTCGCCCTCAATGTCCCAGGTGCGCGGACCGATCGCCGCATCCGTGGCCGTGCTGACCACGATGGCGTCGGAGATGGTCCGCTGGATCAGCGACGTGATGGCGCCAACCGCGGTGCCGGATGCCCGGTAGGGGGCGGTGAACTTGTCGTCCTGGATGACACATTCGAGGCTCTTGCCGCTGATCGTGACCGGGCCTTCGTCGATGTCGCCGGACACCTCGTCCACCCGGAAAACGCCCACCGGCACGAGTTCCTGGGTGCCGTCGGAGTACTGGACACCGCGGGAGATCCGCAGCCGCGCCCCGTACACGCTGACCTTGTCGGCGGCGGTGCGGGGAATGAGGCTGGTGTCGGCGGAGGTGACGGTGCAGGTGCGGCGACACTGCGCCCCTCGGTCGACGGACACCGAGCCGCCGGTGTGGTCCAGCCGGTCGACCCTGCCGTCGGTGCGGAAGAGGACCACCTCCGTGATCGGAGCGTGGTCCTCCAGGATCGTCTTCAGGAACCGGTCGGATACCGGGTACATTCAGCCTCCGATCGGCCTGTTGAGGGCCACGTCCTCCCAGGTGGCGTACCTGTCGAGGACGCTCTGCCAGGTGACGTTCTCGGTGAGGATGTCCTGCCACGTGCGGTCCGCGGACGACGAGACGCCCACGGTGACGGGCTGGTCGGCCTGCTTCAGTGGCAGTGTCCACTCCCGCCACTCCTCGGTCGCGTCTGTGGTGACGCGGGCCTCGGTGACGGCGCCGACGTTGACGTACATGTCGGCGACGCCCATGCCCGGGGCGGCCTGCCACAGCAGCACGTTGCCCTCGTCGAGGATCCAGTGCAGGTCGGCCCGCTCCTGGTCCGAGCGGGTCCACACCACCAGGTCCCCGGCGAGTCCGCCCCGCACATCCGAGTGGATGACGCTGTTGCGGCGGCGGCGCACCCGGTACTCGGCCTGAGCGATGTCGCGCTGCCAGTCCGGCGCCCGACGCACCATCACCTGCAGATTGCGCTGCGGATTGCCGGGATCCTTCAGCCAGGCCAGGTTGGCGTCCGCGTGGTCGAGTGTGAGAGGGCCGACGCTGCGCGTGGCCAGGAGCGTGGTGCCGGTGCGGGCCTCCGCGTAGTAGGAGACCGGGACACCGAGAGGCGCCTCATAGTCCTCGATGACCACGGTTTCGGCGGTGATCGCGGCGGAGTCGATGAGGCCGTCCGTGCCGCGGACCAGCGTGCGGGTGCCGTCGGTGGTGACGCGCCACACCGTCAGCGTCGCCCCCACCGGGAGTTCCCTCAGCGTGAGCGTGATCGATGCCGTGTCGTCGTGGTCCTGCGCCTCGACGAGCGGCACCGACTGCCACAGGCCGACCGAGTCGATCCGAACCACGCTGCTGGTCGAGGTGGCGGTCAGCGTGTACTCGGCTGCCGCCTGCGTCGCCCCCGCAGGGGCAATGTGCTGCGCGGACAGGGTCCACCAGTTCGGGGTGGGGATGGCCGCGGCCGTGGTCGAGGTGGCGCCCAAGTCGTTGTTGGAGGCGTCGTACCAGCGGATCGACCGCGTCAGATTCCAGCCGCCAGCAGAAACCTTCATCGCGGCGGCGACGGTCCACGACTGCCCCGCCGCTGCGCCCACCGCGACTTTCGCGGTGCGGATGACGCTGGTCGTCGCGGTCGCCGACGACACGGTCATGCAGTAGGAGCCGTCCACCGCGTCCGTGCCCCACGGATCCAGGCGGGCGATCGTCGCAACACCGGACGCCACCGTCCACGTGCCGGTGCCCGCCTCGAACGCGCCGTCCTTGTAAGGCAGGACCGTGCCGGGGCGCACATCGGGCGCCACCGTGATGACGGCCGCGTCGGTGCGCAGGATCTGCCCGGCCGTCGCACCGGTCAGCCCGAGCGCCACCGTGGCGTAGGCGGCGCCGGCCGGGGCGAAGTCGCTGACCCGCTGCCGGTACCAGCCGGTGCCCGGCTCGGCGAGGATCGCCCTAGTCGCCTGGATCTGCGACGAGGAAGAGTTGTAGAACCGCAGCTCGATCCACGGCGTGGACGGCGAAGGCGGGTTGAGGTAGGCGTAGGCCAGATACTCCTGCCCCGGGGTGACCGGGGCGAGCTCCGTGCTCCGGAAGTCGGCGTCCCCGTTCGCGGTGACCGTCATGGTCGCGGCGTGGCCGCCCGCCACATAGACGGTCGGCCCCCAGTTCACGACGGGCACCGTCCGCGACACCGTGCAGTTGGTGCCGGCGGTGTACGCCCAGCTGGAGGACCGCTCACTGGTTTCCGTGTTGGCCGACAGCAGGTTGCCCGTCGTCCGCTGCGGCAGCCCGAAATACACGTTGTCGAAGAAATTACTGACGTTGCCGGCGGCCGGGGTCGCCGAGAACAAGACCTGCGCGATCACAGCGTTGGCGGGGGCGAAGTCGGCGACCGCGATCCGGTGCCAGGTCGCCGACGCCGACGCCGTCGTCATCGACCAGGTGATGCCGAGCTCCACCACCGAGGCGTCCAGCCAGCGGATCCCGATACGCTCCGGCACCGTCGCTCCCGACGCGTCGGCGAACGCCATGTACTCGACGCCCGGCTGCACCTGGTAGTAGGACAGCGTCCGGGCCTGCATCTCCCCGGACGCCACCGACTTCATCTGCAGGCAGCCGTCGGTGACCGTGCCGCCAGTTCCCTTGGCCAGCGTGCAGTTCAACTTGACGGCCCACCCGCTGGTGTTCGGGTCGATCGTCGACGTCGTCTCCGACAAATAATTCCCGGGGATCGCCATCCGTCACCCCTTCCGGCCGGCGCGCAGAACCGACACCAGTCCTCGGTCCCGCTCGTTCATCACTCCGTGGACAGCGCCGAGGAACTCGCCGCTGTCCAGGTAGAGGTCGCCCTCGAACATGGCGGGCCCGTCGGAGCCGGCCGCCGACATGGTGCGCCACTGGCTGTTCGTCAGCACGGCTTCTGGCCGACCGGTGCCGTTGTAGGCGAGGGTGTAGCCGGGCTGCAGCCAGCCACCCGAGTCGTAACCGGCGGGAGGGCGGTTGGCGTTGGCCTGCTGAACGTTGGTGATGTTGCCGTAGCGGGAGACGATGTAGCGGATCGCCGCCGCTACGTTAGCCACCGGATCGAGGATGCCCCGGCCCCTCAGCGACGCCGGAACGTAGGCCGCGAAGGTGCCCGGGATCGTCTGCGCCAGACCCTGGCTGGGATGCCCGGCCTTCGCGTTGGAGTCCCACCGGTTGATCGCGTTCGGGTTCCAGCCGGACTCGCGGGTGATCAGCGTGTTCAGGCCCGCCTGCCACTGGGCGAGCACTCCAGGCGGCGGCACCCCGGCCGCGGCGAGCGCCTGGTTGATGACGGCCAGGCGCTGCCCATTGGGGATGCTCCCCCCGATCGGCCCGCTGCTGCTGCCGCCCAGAGATACGAGATCCTGCAGACCCTTGAACATCGCCCTGGGGAGGGCGATGGCCAGCTTTCCCCATGCACTGTTCTTGATGGCCTGCAGCGGCTGGAGCAGCTTGCCCATCAGGGAGTCGAGGGCCCCGCCCGGGTCCTTCAGGAAGCTCGCGGCGGTGCCGATGACGCTGCCGATCTTCCCGCCGATCGACTTCAGTCCGCCGACGATGTCGCCGAGGATGCCGCCGTCTTCCATCAGCTGGCCGCCCGCAGCCTGCCACAGGGCGAGCGCCCGGCCCCGGTATTTCGGGTCGGTGGGGATGACGTACTCGGGGTGCTTGGGGTTGCCCTCGCCGACGATCGCCGTCGGGGTGTTGAAGACGCCCGGCTGCACGGGCAGCATGCCGCCCTGCGCCAGCAGCGGCAACTCCTTCAACTTCGGCAGGCCGGGCACCCAGTCGGAGATGCGGCCCCACGCCTTGACGACGCCCTTGTTCCACACCGTGCCCAGGACGAAGTTGATCGGGTCCTTGGTGGCCTTCCTCAGGCCTGCCCAGATGGTTCCGATGTTGTCGCGCAGGCTCTTGAACGCGCCCGCCAAGCCGGAGCTGAACCCGTCGAAGCCCTGCCGGACGGACGTCAACGCGTTGGAGCTGATCGATGTGACCCGGCCCCAGAAGTCGGACCAGATCTTGAGGGCGCCCGTCTTGAGGCCCTGGAAGCGGCCGACGACGCCGTCCCGGATCGCGGTGACGATTTCTCTCAGCCGCGTCCATAGGGTGGCGAACCAGCCGATGGTGCCGTTCACGATGTCCGGGATGATCGAATGCCCGAGCAGGACGTCGTACAGCCACGTGAAGCGGTCGACAACCCAGCGCACCCCGTCGTCGATGGCCTTCACAAACCTGCTGACGGCTCCGATGACACCGGACATGATCGGCACGAGGCGCCCCATGGCGTCGGCGAACATCCCGGTGAGCAGCGTCGCCAGACCAACGATGAGCGGCATCAGCGGGGTGATGATGTCGACGGCCAGCTGCAGCAGCTGGATGGACAGCTGCGTGAGCGGCGGCAGTAGCGGCAGCACCGCCTTCACGAGAGGCGGGAACAGAGGCGCCAGGTCCGCGAACAACTTTCCGAACTGGCCGACCGCCGGCAGTAGCGCGTAGATGACTGGCACCAGCGCCGTCACCACCGCTCGCAGTACCGTGTTGAGGCTGCGGCCGATCACCGACAGGACCGGGGCGAGCGCCCTGATGACCGCGCCGATGAGCAGCCCGAGAGGCTGCAGCAGGGGCATCAGGTTCTGCACGATGCCGGCGAGGACGCTGCCGACAGTGTCCACCACGGGCATCAGCGCAGTGATGATCGGCGCCAGCGCCTTCCCCAGCACGCCCGCGAGTTCGACGAGGACGGGACCGATCTTCTCGGCCAGGTCGGCGATGACCGGGGCGAGCGCGGCCACCAGCGGCACCACCGCCTGCACGATCGCACCGATGACCGGGACGATCGCGGTGACGATCCGGGCCACGGACGCGAACAGGGTTCGCAGTGCGGCCTGCATCTCCGGTGTGGCAAGGATCCGCTCCAGCTCACCGAAGACGGCGCCGAGCACGCCGACGATCTGGCCGCCCGCGTCGGAGGCGGCCTTAAAGATCTGCGTCACGACGCCGAACGCGTTACCGAGCAGCGTGCCGAACTGAGAGAGGATCCCGAACGCGGTGTCGATGGCGTCCTGCAGGCCACCCGACGTGAAGCTCTTCGCGATGCCGTCCGTGAACGAGGTGATGGCCCCGGCAAACTTCTGCAGCAGCCCGTTGAAGGCGGGCTGAGCGGCGACGCTGAGCTGCCCGAACGCGGTGATGATCTGCTTGGGCGTGTTCTGGAAGACGCGCAGGTTGTCGTTGGCGCCCTTCAGGATGTCCTCGAGCATCCCGGACTTGGCCATCTCCTGCACACCGGACGCGGCGTTCTTCGCGATGGTGTTCCAGATCCCGGCCGTGCCGGTGAGCCCCCGCTGCAGGACCGGGATCGTCGTCCGCGCCAGCCCGGTGACCGTTGCGTCGAGGCCCTTAAACAACTCGTTCTGCACCGACAGGCGCATCGCATCCCAGGCCGGCGCCAGGCTTTGCACGGTGCGCACGAAGCTCTGCGCGTTCGGTGCCAGCTTCGACATCGCCTGGTCGAACTTCGACGTCTGCGCTGCCGCCGCGGCCTGAGCGTCGGCTACCGCCGCGGCAGCGTCGGCGACGGCACGCTGGGCGTTCTCGATCTGCCGCTGTCCGTCCGCGCGCGCCTTGTCGACATTCGCTTGCGCGTCGGCGAGCGCACGCTCCTTGTCGGCAACATTCCGGTTGGCGTCGGAGATTTTCTTCTTGGCGTCAACGACCTGCTTGGAGCCTTCGACGCCAGCCTTGTTCGCCTTCTTGGTGTCCTCGGCGAGCCGCTTCGTCTCGGTACGCTGCTCCTGCAGATTCAGCGTCGCCCGATCGTAGGCCAACTGAAGCTTCGCCAGCTCCTCGGGTGTGGTGCCCGGGTTGGCTTGCGCCGCCGCCAGTTCCTTCTGCGCCTGCGCCAGCCGCAGCGCTGCCTCACGCTCGTCGAGCTGGGACTCCTTGAGGCGGGTGTTCATGTCCTCAAGGGCCCGCGCGGCTTCCTGGCGGGCGGCGTTCAGCTCGGACTGGACGTCCCGGGCGTCGCGCTGAGCGTCGGCGAGATCCCGCTCCGCGTCACGGACACCGCGCTGGGCGTCCTTCACGCGCTCGGCCGCGTCCACACGCGCCTGCGCGAGCGCGCGCTGCGCGTTCGCCAGCCCGCGCTGCGCCGACTCCACGGCCTTCGTCGCGGAAGCGGCAGCGGTGGCGTCTGCTGTGGAGTTGGAGAACGCCTGCTTGAACGCCTCCCCGACACCGGACAGCCCCAGTTTCAGGGCGCCGGCCGCGGCCCCCGCAGTGGCCAACGCGGGCGCGAGGGCTGCCGCTCCGGCGGCGGCCGACGCAAGGTTCGCGCCGATCGCCACCCCCGCAAGCGCGCCGATCCCCTTCAGGCCGGCGCCGAACGCCTTACTGAAGGCGCCCGCCCCGGAGCGTCCAGCGCTGGATGCGCGGGCGTTGACGGAACGGGACCAGTCGCCCTCGAACTCGGGCCGGATGGACACGTACCCGCGTCCGACGAGGACACCGCCAGCAGCCACCGCGCACCCCCATTTACTGGTTCGCGGCAGGCCTCCCGAAGACCCTCGCCAGTTGTGCAGCCCCGGAGCCGTGACGGCCACCGAAGCGGATCACGTTGGACTTCTTGACCTCCACGCCCGGCCGCGGAATCGGATCCGGTGGCCTGAGGCGGCCCGTCTTCTTCGGGTCCCCGCCGACCTTGACCGTGGCGAACGTGTTCTCCCGAATGGCGTCCACCGCGCTGGCCAGCAGTTGCCGCTCCAGCGTCCAGGCGTCCTCTTCCGGTGTGGAGCCGCGCACGGCTCGCGCTGTCGCAGAATCCGGCGGCAGGAACTGCAGGAACACGCGCAGCTCACGCCACGACATCTCACCCCGGTACAACTCCAGCAGGGACCGGCCCGGCCAGTAGCGGGCCACATCCCACTCGACGGCCTCCCCGTACTCCGTCAGGAAGCGGCGGAGGCCGGCGATTCCCCCGACTCCAGCCCGGAATGCTCCTGCCACTTCTGGGCGACGAGTTCGATGTCGAGGAATGTGTAGCCGGCGGCGTACATCTCCTGCAGCTTCTCGGCGCCGAGGACATCCCGCAGGACACCCGGCACGTTGTTCAGGTCGCCCACGCGCTCCTGCAACTCGAACGGCAGCAGGCGCATCGGGGGCAGCGTGAACTCGACGCCGTGCAGCTCGAACGTGGTCGGCTCCGGCAGGGCGTCCCGCTTCTGCTTGGCCAGCGAGTCGAGGGAGACGACTTCGCGGCCGACGGGCTTCTTGCTGGTGGTCATGAGGTTCTCCTGCGGGTGAGCGGGTTGAACCCCGGCAGGCGACGACCCGCTCGCGTGCCTGCCGGGGAGACTCGTTACGCGGCCCAGGCCGGGTCGTTGGACAGCCAGATCGCGATCTCCGGTGCGGTGTCCGCGTAGGCCGACACGGTCATCGGCAGCGCGACCGCGCCGGAGCGGGCGAGAGTGATGCTGTCGCGGTTGGTGACCTCGCCACGGGCGATGATCAGACGGTTTGTGATGCTGCCGTCGACCCACTCCAGGCCGATCGCCCGCTCGTCCGGGGAAGGCGCGGCAGGGATGGCCAGCTTGTGCACGCCCGCCGATACGTCCGTCATCGTCGACGACGGGAAGTACAGGGTGACCGTGCTGGTCTTGAGCTCGATCGCGGTGAAGCCGAGCGTCATGTCGACACCGGTCAGCACCTTCCGCACCGGGGACAGGGACTGCCAGGCGTTGATGTCCTCGGTGTCCGTCGAGTACGTCATCTCGACGCCGTCGTCGGACAGGTAGCCGAGGTCGACCCAGCCGGCCCCCCACGCTGTGGTCAGGTCGGTGGGGGCGGTGGTGCCCTTCGGGGCGATGTAGACGTTTCCGTTCAGGCCAACGCGCACGTTGTCGGCGTCGAGTGCCACGGGAAGCCTCCAGGCATAGCGAGGACCCGCAGGCCGAACGCCGACGGGTGAAAGGGGAAAGGGGGTGCGGGTTGGGTGCTGCTACGCGGGGCGGATGACCATGCTCATCACGAGCACGTACCGCGGAATCGGATCCGTCTCAGCTGATGCCTGATACGGCAGCCACACCAGGGATGTCTCGTCCACGCCGTAGACGCGGGCGCCCGGCTGCACCGTACCCTGCGCGGCAATCAGTTGGGCAGACACGTCCGCGGCCAGATCGCGAGCCTGCTTCTTCGTCGCGGCGAGGACGTCGATGTCAACGGTGCGATCCGCCGTCACCGCCTTCTGCCGGGAGCCGCCGCCGCCGAGCGTCACCGACACCACGCCGGCCGCAAGCTTGGACGCCAGATCGGGCGGCCACTCCACGCCGACGACCGTCCCGGGCGCCAGGACGCCTTTCAGGAAGACGACGACGGCCTGCTCCACGTCCGGCATCGCCGCAACCGGCATGCCGCTCATCGCTTACTGCGGCCAGACCGTGGCGCCGGCTTCGCGGCATCCGGCTCACCACTGTCGTTGGCAGCCTGGGACGCGTCAGGCTCAGGCGCGCCATCTTCGTCGCCGCCGAGCACTTCGGCGACGAGGCCGTCTCGGCGCAGCGCCTTCAACGCGGCGTCGTCGACGTCCATCTCCTCGCCGGGGGACTTGTCCCCGTACCAGGATGCGAGCTTGATCCGAGGCATCACGTGCTCCTCAATACGTCCAGGGCACGCCCCAGCGTGCGCGTCTTCGGAGACCAGCCCGTCTGCGGCCGGTCCCGGCTGGTGGCCGGGCGGCCCGAACCAAACTCCACCTGCAACGTCCACGGGGCGTCCGCACCGAACTCCGCCCGCCACCCGTTCGGCCGCAGGCTCGCCGCCGAGTACACGCTCGCCGCGTACTCGCCGTGCCGCTGCACCGCCGGATCGTAGGTCGGACCGGTGTATGTCGGGGCTATCGCCCGGGCCACATCGGCGCCGCGGTCCGCGACGTCCTTCAACGCGTCCCGCATCTGATGCTGCCGGGCCAGTTCCCGGTACATGTTCGGATTGGGCACGTACCGGAACGAGCTGCGGGCCATCAGGCCACCTCCCGCAGATCCGCCTCCACATGGTGCACGCCACCGCCCGGAGCGGGCCAGCGGGCCACCTTGCCGACAACCTGCATCGTCGTCCCCCACGTCTCGACCCGGTCGGTCTCCCGAAGGTCCAAGTCCATACCGCGCGGCGTGTACAGGCGCCAGCCCGTCACGGTGACCTGCTTGTCGTCGGTGTCCTCCGTCGAACCACCCGACGGCTGCACGTTCACGCCCAACACGGTGGTGCGGGTGGCTCCCGCGCCCCAGTCGGGCTGCTCGGTCTCGTACTCGTCGACCATCACACCCGGGCGGACGATGACGATGTCCTGCAGATACAGCATCATCGGCTCCGCAGCCGGACCGACCCGGCGGTGCGTCGGTAGCGGTCCAGCACCTTCTGCTCCGTGCGGGACAGCAGCACACCCAGGTACTCGCCGACCGCCGGGATCAGATAAGTGACGGACTCGCCACCCACCGTCTCCGAGCGGATCCCGGACGGGTTGACGATGACCCGGTTCGCGGCCTGCAGCACGATCGCCTGTATGTCGCCCGGGATCGGATCATCGCCGTGCGTGTAGGTGACCGTGACCTGCGGCGGTCGGTGCGCGGCCGGCGGCTGGTCCCACGCCCACGAACGCAGCAGGAGGTCGCTGCCTTCCTGCCACCAGTCCTGCGTAGTCGTGCCGTCGATGAGCACGCTGGCGATATCCACGATCGGACGCTGGGGCAGCGTCACCACCCCGCCGCAGGCGTGCAGCAGCGGATCCGCGCGCCGCATCGTGAACGTGTCCGTCGTCGTCGCCCGCGTGATGTCCTGCCGGACGTAGGCGCGGACGACACTAGACGCCTGATCCAACAGGGCCTGCGCCTGCAGCTCCTGCTCTGGCGTGAACGTGCGGCCGAGCAGGGTGGCGAGGTCGGCCACCGTCGCCAGCGAGGGAAGCACAGCCACGGCAGCCTCCCCTCGTCAGCGCGCCCGGGCGTCGTCGTCGAGCTTCTGCCGCACCTCGCGCGCGTGGCCGGCGTCCGTCTCCGGAGTCGGCTTGCCGGCGATGACACCGGCGACGGTGTAATGATCCTTGGGTGTCGGATCCACAGAGACGCCGAGGAAGCCCTTGTCCTCAGCCTCGTCGAACACCTTCTGCACTTCCTGCTGCGCCTCGTCCTTCGGCGCGGCGGTCTTCCGCTCAGCCATGAGTCCGCTCCTCAGCTCCTGGAGATGGTGACCCGGACGACGCCGCCGGGGTCGGTGATGCCGGTGCCGACGTGGATGGACCGCCACTGCAGCGTGTCTCCGGCCGCCAGGACCAGATTCGCCGCCGTACCGGACAGGGTGATGGTCTTCTCGTCGTTCGCGGCGGCGTTGACGCCGTTGGTCAGGGCGAGCGAGGCGACCGTGGTGGTGCCGGACCCGACCTGACCCTTGTTGACGAGGCTGACGGTGCGGCTGTTGGTGTCGGCACCGGTGATGGCGGCCTCGGGGACGTACTGCACAGCCGTAACCGTGCAGGCGAACGGCGCCTGGCCCAGCACGGTGTCGTCGTCGTTCCCCGCCGTCGATACGGCAGGCACGTTGCGCTCGATGACCTGCACGAAGGGAGCAGTGGTCATGACGGATACCTCTCTTCCTTGATGCGGGTCAGTACTTCAGGACGCCGGCCGGGTAGCGGGACGCCTCGGTCGGCTGCTCGTTGTTGATCGGGTTCGAGACCTGCCAGCCCACACGGAACGTCAGGCGCACCGCCGTCATGTCCTGCTGTGCGAGGTTGAACATGATCGCGCCGGTGTTGTCCTGAATGACGGCCTGATCGAGGATCTTCATCGTGATGTCCTGGCGGACACCGAGAACGAACTGCGACCAGTCACCGCCGAACAGGCGGGTGTTCGTGCCGGCGCCGCCGCCGGACGGGAACAGGCCGCGCATCGCGTAGGCGACCGGCAGCCCGTCCAGCGTCATCAGGTTGCCGCTGACGCGGGTCTCGTCGAGCTTGCGGCCCTGGGTGTCGCGCGCCTTGCGCAGCTTCGACTTCGCCGACGTCGACGCGACCCAGCCGTCGATCTCGTAACCGTCGGCCTCGACCTTCTCGTACAGGTTGTCCAGGTCGCCGAAGAACCCACCCTGCGCTGCCGTTGCGCTCTCGGTGACGTCGTTGCCCGCTGCGGTCGCCGCGGTGGTGACGTCGGACGGCCACGAGGACGGGGCGTTCGTCCCGAAGAAGATCGCCGCGTCGAGGGTGCGGCCGAACGCCTCGGTCAGGAGAGGCATCGCCTCGTCCCAGATGTTGGCGTCCACGTCGGCCAGGACGTTGTCCGGGACCGGCATGATCGTGGCGATCTCCTCGATGTTGAGGAACTTGTTCGCCCACGCGACCTCGGTCGTCTGCTTCAGACCAGTGTCACCGCCGACGAAGTAGGCCACCGGCAGCGCAGACAGGACCGGGAACCGGACCTGAGCGCGGCCCACCGGCACCCGCCGGAACAGGCTCAGCGCGGCGGACTGCTCAGTCGCCTTGCCGAGCATCTCGTTGGAGACCTCTTCCGGGATGAGCGCCGAAGCGTCCGTCCGCGAGGTCACGTTGTTGTAGGCCACAGTCCGGCCCTCCTCCTCGGATTACCGGCCGGACCTCGCCGTGCCGGGGGTTACTCAGCCCAGCCCCGCCTTCTGGCGGATCAGGGCATTCATGTCGGTCGGGGCGGCAGCGGGCTTACGCACGCCGCCGTCGAAATTCGGGGTGGACCGCTGGCCGAAGACTTCAAGGAGCCTGTCGGCGTCCTCCGCCATCTCCTCCTCGGTCGCACCGTGCAGGCGGTTCGCGAGTTCGGCGGGGAGCTTCTTCTTCGCCGCGACGCGGTAGCGCATGAGCTCCTGCTTGGCGGTCGCCGCCTCGCGCTCTGCCACCGTCTTCGCCTCGGCAAGCTTCTGCGCCTCGGTCTTGTCGCGGTCCTCGAACTCCTGCAGCCGCTTGGTCACCTCGTCGAGCTGCTTCTGCGCGGCCTTGGCCTGCTTCTCGGCTGCCGCCTTCGCCTTGCGCTCTGCGGCCAGTGCCTTCTGTCCGGCCTCACCGAGGCCGGCAGGGACGTCGTCGGTGTGCTCGGGCTCCGTCGCGGGCTCCGGCTCGGTGACGTCGGTGGTGTTCTCGTCAGCCATCGCGGCTGTCCTTCCGTACACCCCGCCCTCGCGGCAGGGACACTCAAGATCGGCTAAACGAGGTAGCCGTACCGGCGCAGCAGCCGTAGCTGCTCAGCCCGGTCGTCCGAGATCCGGAGAATCTCCTCCGGCATCAAGCGGGGCGTCGTCACCCGCGAGTAGCGCTGCCCCGGGAAGCGGGCGAACTCCCCGCCCGCGCGACGCGCGCGCGAGCCGTACAGGCCCCGCCGGGTCGTACCCTCCGACGTCACCCGCAGGCTGCGCCCGGCCAGGTGCGCCGTTCCCATGCCGCGCCGCGCGTTCACGACCTGGCCCGCGTCCGCACCGGACCGGATCGCTTCCGCGCCCGCCACCGTGAACACCCGCCGCTGTTCAGCGGATGGCATGCGGTCGAACAGCTGCTGCGGCGTCGGAACGTTCGGCCACTCCTTCTCCCGCAAAGGCAGCGTCTGGCAGTCGCAGTTCGGATGCCGCAGAAAGCCCTCAGAGCGGGTGTACATACGCCCCGACAGGACAATGCAGCGTGAACACGCCGGAAGTTGGACCACGCGCACGTAGGCCACGCAGTTCGGGTTCGCCGTCATGCCGACCTGATCCGCTGAGCGGGCCGTGTCCGCGATCGACGTGGACGCGTAGCGGGCCATGTCCGCAAGCCCGCCGAGCATGGCCTCCTCCGGCGTCATCCCCGCCGCCAGACGCCTCCGCACGCCGATCGCCGGCAGGAACAGCAGCGTCTCCAGCGGCCCGCCATCCGGAGCGATGCCCGCGAACGCTGCGGCGACAAGCGTCGCCTCGGCGACCGCGGAGCCGCCCTGGGCGGCCATCTGTGCGGCGATGTACGCCTGCGCCGCGTCCGCCACCGTCAACTGGCCCTCGGCGACAGCGGCAACGATGGCCGCGCCTGTCGGTCCTTCCAAGTCGCTTTCGATGGATGCCGCGGACGTACTCTTCCATAGCTCTTGGACCCGTTCGACGACGGCGCGGATCACCGTGGTCACCTGCTGGTAGCGGGTGCGTCCGAGCTCAGTCGGCGTTGCCATCGGCCGCCGGTTCCGTCACGGACGCATCAGCCTTCGGACCGAACAGGCTCGCCGGGTCGCCGCCGAGGATCCTGGCTGCCTGCTGGTCGGCCTGCTCACGCCACTGCGCAATCTCCGTCTGAGAGGCACCCCACCGCTCCCACAGCGCCTCCCGCGGCACCCCGAGCGTGGACATCTTCACCAGCGCGTCCACGAGTTCGCCCTCGGTGCGGAACTCCGGGTTGTGCCAGATCACCTCGAGCGCCGACAGGTCCCGTCCATCGCCCGCAGCCTGCAGGTACAGGCGGACGACCTCCTCGATCGCCTCACCGAACGGGCGTTGCCGCTGCCTGACCTTGCTGACGAGGCCGGACTCGGCGGCCTTCAGCGCGTCACCGGAGATGTTGACCATCGCGCCGAGCAGGTACTGCGACGGGGTGCGCGTGCGGGCCGCCATGTCCTTCACATCCGCCTCGACCGCGCTCAAGTACGGGCCGAGGTCGGTGGCGCCGAACTCGCCGACCTTGACGTTCTCGTCCTCGATCACCCACAACCGGTCCACGGCCGCCTTGAACGGCTCGACCGGCTGCCCGGACTCGTCCGTCGGCACCTCGTAGCCAGTCATCCACCGCTGACGGAACGCGGCGAACTCCTGCGCCATCATCCGGTCGATCAGCGTCTTGTTGATCCGGTCCTGGATGTCGAGGACATCCTCGATCTCCGACATGCAGCCGCCCAGCAGATCCGGGCGGTTCTGCATCTCCACCAGCGGCACGACACCCAGCGGATTCGGTGCCGGCCACGCCTCACCCTCGACCTCGCGGGCCACCCAGCGCGGCTTGCCCGTCGTGCCCTGCGTCGGCTTCGGCGCCTCGTACTTGTACAGGGCGTCCGGGAGGTAGACGGTCGCCATCAGGTCGCCCGTCCAGTCGTCCTCCCACACCTTCAGCCCCGCAGCACGCTCCCGCCGGGAACCAGGCTTGTAGGCGACGATGGCCTGCGTGCAGTCCTCCGCCGTCACGATCGGCGTCTTGGCGTCGCCCGGGTTCGGTGCGACAAGCACGAACGCCCGCCCCACCTTCACCGCCTCTGTGATGAGCAGATCCGAGTCGGCGTCGAGGTTGTTGGCCTGCCAGATCCGCCACGCCTCAGTGTCGCCGACCTTCTCGTCCCCGATCCGCACCCCATCCACCTGGATGCGTTCCGCGGTGGCGTCGACGACCAGGCCGACATAGTTCGAGCGGGCCTGCTTCAGTAGCCTGCGGAAGGCATCGCGGGCCTTGTCTGCGATGTTCGCCAGAGGATGATCGCCGCTGTAGTAGCAGCGGACCGTCTCCGCGTACTTCCGCCGCTCCTCCAGCTCGTCCCACAGCCTGTCCAGCCACCACAGCGGCTCACCCGGCTTCGGCTTCTGCGCGAGGGCCATGAGCACCCCCTCGCGTCAGAATCCGACCGCTATCCGGGATTTCGCCTTCGGCCTGCGCAGATATCCGTCCAGGCCCATCACCGTCGCTGCGACACCATCAATCCGGGCCTGCGACTTCTTCCGGTCCGGCTTCGTCGGCCGGTAGTTGTCGTTGCCATCCGCGATGGTCTCCACACACCCGGCCATCCATCGCAGAATCGGATGCCCGCCATGCCGGAAACGCTGCTCCAGCAGCAGCCGGTCCAACTCCTTGCACGCCGGTGACAGACCGAGGAACGTCTGCGAGATCGGCGACACCTTCACGCCGCGCTTCGTCTCCCGGTCCACGTTCTGCACCAGCTGGCCGGCGAACATGCGGTCGTAGCCGATCCACTGCACGTCGAAATGCTTGCAGTCCTCCAGCACCTGCTTCTCGATCGTGTCGTAGTCGATCGCATCGCCCTCGGTCAGCTTCAGGAAGCCCTCACGCGCCCACTGCGCCAACGGCACCTGCAGATGCCGCTGCAGTTCCTCCAGCCGCTCCGACGGCAGCCAGAACCGGGACACCAACTCCAGCTCCACACCCGGCTGCTTCGACTCCACCGCCAGCACCCAGGCGCTCAGGTCGGACACCGCCGACAAGTCGAGCCCGCCCCACGCCCGACGGCCCTTCAGCGACGACTCATCGACCATGCCCGCCACGCGATCCCACGACCGGACGTCGATCCACCGCGTAGAAGCCTTCTCGCGGATGTTCAGCGACAGCCGCAGGAACGTCGGGAAGTAAGACGGTGTCGCCTGCGCCTTGTTCGCCTCACGCCGCAGATACGCCAGCGTCGGCGAGGTTCCCAACCCGGGGTTCGCGTGCCGCCACGTCGTCTCGTCGAACGGATCGTCGGACTCGTCGGCCGCCCAGATCACCCCGTAGTGTGCGGGATCCTGGACAACGTGCTCGGCGACCTTGCGGGTGTAGGAGTGCTTCTCGTCGTAGATCGAGCCCTCTTGAGCGTCGTCCGCCGTCGTGATGAACACAATCAGCGGCTGATCACGTGCACCCGTGCCCGTCTCGATCGCATCGATCAGATCCCTCGACTTGTGCACGTGGACCTCGTCGATCACCGCGCCCGAGACGTTCAGGCCATGCGCGGTCTCCGCGATCCGCGACAGCGCGCGGAAGACACCGCCCGTGCGCGGCACCCGGATCACCGAAGTCAACACCTCGGCCCGGCCCTTCACCGCCTTCGACGTCTGCGCCATCCGCTTCGCATCGTCGAACACGCGCTTCGCTTGCTCTAGCGATCCCGCCGCCGCATACACCTCGGCGCCGATCTCCCGGTCCGCCAGGAGCAGCGTCAGGCCTATACCCGACGACAATGTCGACTTGCCGTTCTTGCGGGGCACCTCGATCCAGCAGGCCCGCACCACCCGCACCGGCCGGCCGAGCTCCGGATCGTGCCACAGCCAGCCGAACACCGGCGCGATCACCCACACCAACTGCCACGGCGCCAGCTTCAGCGGCGTCGCACCCCACCGGCCCTTCGTGTGCTTGAACGACTGGATCGCCCGGACCGCCCGCCGTGCCGCCTCGACGTCGAACCAGGCACCCTCCTGCTCGTGCGCCTGGTTCGCGACCACCAACGGCCGGGACGCCAAAGCCTGTTCGATCTCCTCATCGCTCAGCCCCAGCTCGTACAGCGCCTCACGCGGAACCGGCAGCCCATCAGTCGAAGGTGTCGTCGTCGTCATCGTCGCCACCCTCCGGCGGCGTCAGCCGACCGCGAGCAGACGGCGACAGGCCAAGCTCCCCGATGTACGCCTTCAACTGCGTCCGGTACTGCGACGCGATCGTCGTCAACGGATTCCGGCACGGGCCCCGCTGCCCCATCGTCACCAGACCCTCGATGGACAGCTGCCGCTCACACCACTCCAGCCGGGCCACGCACACGCAGTAGTCCACGGCCGTCGACCGGTCCACCGAAGTCAGCCCGGCCATCTGCTGCAGCACCGGAACGACCCGCTGCCACTCCCGGCCGGCGACCTCACGCCCGAACTGGGCGGCCTCCTGCGCAAGCTTCAGCCGCTGCCAGTGCGCGACCTCGCGCCGGTACTCCTTCAGTTCCTCGTCGTCTGCACCCCGCGGAGCCCGAGGCTTTGGAGGCATACGTGAGGAGGGGAAGAACGACGACCAGTCCGGCTCGACCAGTTCGGCCGGCGGAAGCTTCACGCCCTCACGAACCGGGCGCTTCCCCGGGTTGCCCTCACGGACGACCTGCAGCGGGGGCTTTGGCTTGCGGCCAGGCACGGCCATGCAAGATCACCCCCGATCGGAAGGCTCTGAACTGCGGCGTCAGGAATTTCCCTCCCCCGCGGTCCCTCACGCGCGCGCGTGGGGGTGGTACCCCTGCCCGCCCGCTCGCGTCGTGATCATCGTCCATGGATCTTGCGTGTCCGAGCAGCCTTCCGAGCCATCCGAACTCGATCCTGATGCGTCTTTCCCGCGTTGGCGATCTTCGCGGCTCGCGTCTTCCCTATCGTGACCTTGAGGCGTTCGTACACCTGCTGTCGGCCGGCCACGATGCCCCGCGCTCGCCCACTGCGTCCCTTTGGCATCGGCTATCACCTCTGCTGTTCGGCTGCCCAACCTCCGGGCTGATGACGCGCGGTCTCTCGGCTGTGGCACGGCTTGCACAAGCCTCGGCCGTACTGCGGATCGTTGGCGTCCAGGCCTTCAGCCTCAAGCTGCTGCCTGGACTTGGGCCAGTGGTCTGCCTCTGTGGCTGGCGCTCTACGGCACAGGACACACACTGGCTGAGCATCCAGAACGCCACGACGGAAGCGGTCCTCGTGGCGTGTGGTGTAGCCGCGCTGACGTGCACCGCCTCGCCGTCGCGTGTCCCGGCCGTGGATCGGGCAGGGCTTGGCCTGGTCGCAGCCGGGCCGTGAGCAGGGAGGCTTGAGCCGAAATGGCATGGGGCCTCCAGAAAAAGGCTGGGCTACCGCATGGGCGGCACGGGCCCCGCGTAGCCGTTGGGGATGTGCGTGACGGTGACGCGCCTGCGTCGTGCGGCGAGGTAGATCGGCGTCCAGAGTCCGACGGTCATGACCATCATCGTCCAGTGGAAGGTGAGTGCGATCCACCCCATCTTGCGCCGTGTCTTGATCGTGTTCATTGGTGCCCCCTTGGGTCGTGCTGACCCGGGGAGCATAGGGACAACTGACGCAGAGTGGAGCCTCTGTGATGCTGTCGTGACGATCCTGTCGATCAGACCCGGACGACCTGCACGGTCAACTCGGCGTTGTCGACGTTGACGGCGAGAGATGTGCCGTAGTCGGTGGGCGGGAACGGCCCGAACACCTGCGTCTCTCCGGCCGGGATGGCCTCGGACCGGGCGGTGACGGCCTGTCCATCGACGGTCTTCGTGAACGCGAAGGTGATGTTGCGTGTGGTCGACGTCCCGTTGGTGTTCTTGACGATGAGGACGACACGGCCGTCGTTGGCGACGCTGTTGCCGTTGGCGACGTCACCGGCGGTGGCTGCAGGGAGGACCGTTCCGGCACGCGTGGCCTGGACTGGAGTGAGGGCGGTGCGAGGCATGCGAGGCTCCTAGAGTGTCGAGGCCGCGTGGCCGCGCCTCAGGCGGTGGTGGCGTGTGCGTCGGGTCAGGCCGGCTCGGGGCCGATGTTCTCCAGCCGCAGCCGCCACGGGTAGGTGGTGTGCGCGTACACGGTGGCGGCGGCCGTGCCCTGGTGGGCCAGCGCGACTGTGATCTTTCCGGTTCCGTCGATGTGGCCGGAGCTGACAGTGAACATCTCATCGCCCGTCACATAGCTGAAGCTCAGGCTGGGATACAGCGCTGGATGCCCCTCAGCCAGCGGAGAGCTTGTGCCGGACCCGGCGTACTGCGCGATGGCCCCGGTGTTGTCGAGCAGCGCCCAGTCCAGTGCGTGGCTTCCCGACCGCATGAACGCAGCGCACACCCGGATGCGGTCGCCCGCAGTCGCGGCGATGGCGCATTGCAGCTTGGTGCCTGCGGAGGTTTGTGCGACCGTCCATGACGGCGCCGACGGCAGGCCGCTGAGGTTGTCGTCGGTGATCCGCACGGTGGCCGTTTTGATCGTGGTGCCGCTTCCGCCACCGGATGGGGTCTGCCAGGAAGCTGCCGTGCCGGATGAGGCGGTGAGTACTTGCCCGCTGGTCGGCGTGCCTGTGACGGCAACGCCGTTGACCTTCGCCACGGTGGGGCCCGGGTAGGTTCCCGTCAGGTCTCCTGATGCCGATCCCGTCGGGTTCCGGCTGTCCGTGAGCCGCGGATCCGATGCGAGCACCAGGCCTGTGGTGGGGTGCACGTGGCCGGCGTCTGCCGCCCTACCGACGCTGCCGGCGGCTTGCGCGCCGAGCGCCTGAATGTCGGTGGCGGTGCCGTCCAGTTGGACGATGCCCGCGGTCGACGTGCTCGCCGAGGGCAGGGTGGGTGTTCCGTGGGTGTGGTCGCCGCGCGAATAGGTGGACGCTGCTCCGGCGGACGATGCCTGCCCGAAGGCGGCTTCCGTCACGACCGTGCCGGCCGGGTTCGGGGCGGGAGTCGGTGTCTGCCACGAGGCGGCGGTGCTGGAGGTGGCGGTGGGCACTTGGCCGGCTGCCGGTGTCCCGTTGACCGTAACGCCTTTGATCTTGGCGACGGTGGGGTTGGGGTACGTGCCGGTGAGGTCGCCGCCTGCGGGACCGGTCGGAGTGCCGCTGCCGCCACTTCCGCCGCTGCTCGGCCCGCCGCCTGGAGCGGGTACGGGCACGAGGGTGTCGAAGTCAATGGTGGCGCCGTTGTCGCCGTAGATGTCGGTCCAGAACGTGATGCGCTTGCCGCCTACGGGCTGAAGGTCGACGTGCCACTTCCACCCGGCAGGCAGGATCCCTGACGCGTTGTTCGGGATGAGCTGCACCGAGAAGGTACCGGCGGTGATGTCGACTTTGCCGCCGCCGGGATAGACGGCGTGATGCGTGTTGTCGATCAGTTCTGCCGAAGGGGTGAGCACGATCTGCCCGCCGTATCCGGTGCCGGCGACAGCGGAAGGGAGTGTGCCGGTGAGGGTGACGACGGTGGTGCCTGACGGGAATGGCATGCGGCACCTCCCGTGCGGTGGGTCCCGCCGTCCATGACGGGGGCGTGACGGACGGCGGGACGATCAGGCGGCGCGGTTTCCAGCGGGCAATGGCGGCGGCTCGCCGAGCCGAAGTTCGCCGGTGACGTCGTCGACGATCTTGCCGGGGAGTTCGCGGACGTCGTATCGGCCGCCGTGGCTGGTGATGCGTCCTTCGGATGCCCACCGCCAGATGGTGCCGACTGCCCGGCCGGTGTACCAGGCGGCGTCTTGTGCTGAGACGAGGGCGAGGGGCATCGTTCACCACCCCGGGATATGGCTGAGCCCCACCGGTTGGGGTGGGGCTCAAAGCGCACGAAGGCTATTTGAGCAGATCATGGCTTCTGCCCTGGTGAACTGTCAAGTTGTGGTTGAGGGTTTTCGGGTTCAGATGGGCCATGCGGCCTGCCCACTCACGGCGCCCATTCCTCGCCTTTATGGTCGGGGTGCCCGGCGAACGGCTGGGCGAGGTGGCGCAGGGTCTGGTCGGCCGCGTCGAGGGCGCCGTAGTGGTCGACTTCCGTGTCGCCCTCCGCGAACTTCACCGTCTCGTCCATGTGCTTGACGATGGCGAGCTTGGTGTCGCAGTCGGCGATGACCGCCTCGGGATCGTTGGCGGCGATGTGGTCGACGGTGGCGCGGAGTTGCCTGCCACTGAGGGCGAATCCGTCGGCGACGGTGATGCCGTCGGCGGCGAGCACTTCGTCGTGTTCGGCGTTGGCGTGCCACGGGCCAGGGCTGGCGGCTTCGGCGAGCGCCCGCCGTTCTGCATATCGGGCCCGCAGGAAGTCGGCGATGTCACTCATGCTGCGGCTCCTGTCTGTCCGGCTGCGCGCGCGGCCAACGGCAGGTCGAGAACCTCAGTGCGCCCGTACTGCTCCCCGCAGCCATAGCAGCGCACGCCAGGTGTCGACACGGTGATCCGTAGCGTCGCGCCACAGGGGCAGGCGACGGCGATGGGCCGCTCCCGCCGTTCGCCGGTGATCTGCCGCTCGCATTGCCGGACCAGGCTCGTGACTTCGTGGACGAATTCGCCGAAGGCGGGGTGGCTGCCGGCGGCCCATTCGAGGTTGTTGTACAGCGCGGTTACGGTCTGCTCGAGTTGCTGCTGCAGGGTGCCTTCCCAGCGCGGGTGCCGCCAGCCCAACTGCTCGTGCCAGTCGACCTGCCACGTCTGCAGCACGGTGACGACGCCGCCGCGGGCCATGAGGCTGAGCGGCTCGAGTCGGAGCGGGAGGGGTGCGGTGCGGGATCCGGAGACGGGCATGCCGCCGCCACTTCCGGGGGTGAGGACGGTGGCAAGCCGCGCGTACAGACCGTCACGGCCGCAGAGTTGCCGCAGCGCTGTTTCAGCGCGTTCCTGACACAGCCGGCAGGCTACGCGGCCGAGTTCGTCGTGCCGAAGGGGGCGGGTGCAGCAGCCACAGGTCGGCCACTCATAGCTGTCGTCGGGCTGGTCGTGCATGGCGGCTCCTCGGCGGCGGTGCGGGGGCGCTGGTGACTCTGCGTCAAGTGTGGCATGAGGGGTTGACACCGCCGGGGCGCTAGTGCGGCCTCAAAGGCTTTGGGCGATCGGGGGATGATGAAGCGTGACCGATGACATTGCCGCGATGGTGGAGTTCCTGCGCGCCCGCTATGCCGAGGCGATCACCCGTGCCCGCGAGTTCGGGAACGTGTTTGTCACCAACGCCGAGGAGCGTTTCGGCGTGTCCCGCAACGCTGCCGCGGATCGGGCCCGCGCGAGCCTGCACGCCGCCGAGACCCGTGCCCGGTTCTTGGAGGAGACCGTGGTGCCCTATCTGGGCACGGCTGGCCCGACGGGCAGGATTGCCGAGCGGCAGCTGCGAATGCTGGCTTGGGAGCATGCCGATAACGCGGGCTATCAGCAGGGCTGGGCGCCGTAGCTGCCCCTAGAGCCCGCGCGCGTGGGCGAGTGTGGCGGCCCGGTCGAGGTAGAGCAGCGGGAGTCGCGAGTCGCGCTGGTTGTCGTTCCAGCTGGGGATGGTGTCGGCGTCGCGGAAGTCCCTCCGGATGGTCTCCAGCAGCAGTACGCACGCGTCGTCGGCCGCATGCTGGCCGGGCGCTTCGGCGCGGATGGCGCCGATGAGGCAGCGGGCGTCCTGTTCGTCGCGCAACGCTCCGGTGCACCAGCCGCCGGTCTCCAGCCGGACGCGGGCGTTATGGAGGGTGGCGGCGATCGGCGTGCTGTACGGGCAGGGTGTCGGCGTGGGTGCGATGAGCGGGGGTGCGGTGATTTTGGGGATGGGGTCGGCTGCGGGGATGTGGGCGGTGTCGACTTCGAAGCTGAGGTTGGCGAGGGCGAGGCGTTCGTCCATGAGGGCGCCCACCAGTGCGAGCCGCGCGTCCAGGTCGAGTTCGGCCGGGGCGGGTGCGCTGGTTCTGGCTCTCGTGGTGGGCGCGGTCATCAGGCCGTCGCTTTCGCTGGCTTGCCGCTTCCCTGGCACTCGGGGCAGACGGCGAGGATCTGTTCGCCGCCGAAGGCTCCGTGCAGCTTGCCGTTTCCGCCGCACATCCAGCACACGCCCTGCGCAATGGCTTTGCCGGGGTGGATCTTCTTGTTCTGCTTGATCCACTGTTCGTCGGTCATGCCGGAGTCAGTGACGGTCTTCGACGGCACGGCCGCCTGCTGCTGCGGCTGCTCGGCGGCGGCCGCGGTGGTCTGCGCGTACCAGGCGCCGCCGACGCTCTTCCCGCCGTGCTTGTTCCGTTCGTGGGTGCGCAGCGCTTTCGTGGCTTCTTTGGCGTCCCGGTAGCGGGGCTTCTCCTTCTTGCCGCAGGGGCAGGCCCATCCGACGAGGCCGGTGTTCTTGTCGGGGCCGAACCGGGACGCTTTGTAGATCTCCCACCGGCTGACGCGCTGCTTGGTGGCGGGGGCGGGGCAGGGCTTGGAGCCGGTGAACTCGCCGTTCTTGCCCTTGGTGAAGATCTGCCCGTTGCCCTTGCATTTGGGGCAGCCCTGGTGGGTGGCGCGGAGGATTGCGGCGTCTTTGCGGGAGCGGACGACGTCGTCGTGGGTGTCGAACTTGGAGACGGCGAAGAGGACCATGCGGGCGGTGATCCTGGCGTGGATCGGCCCGGTGCGGGGGATTTTGACGCGGCGGGCGGGGTGCTTGCGCGCGGAGGTGCGGGCTGCCGGTTTCCGGCGTCGCGCGGGCGCGGTGCGGGTGGTGCGGCGGGCCGGCTGACGCTTCGCAGGCATGTTCGGGACTCCTCGGGCGGGTGATCGGTTTGCGTGGGTTTGTGTGGTGCTCGGCGGGCGCTCGCTACTGCTCCGCTGCTGGTCAGAGCCGCTCGGGGTGCTGCTCGGCAGGTGCTCGGGATTTCGCCGAGCAGTTGAGCGAGCACCTGGTCGAGCGGCTGTGACCTGCGGTCGAGCAGTGGCGAGCACCTCGCGAGCAGTGGACTTTCTAGGTCAAAGTGGTCAGCTGTTCGAGCTTGTAGCCACGCGGGTTCGTCAGCCCGTCGATGTCGCCGATCGGCACAGGGGCGCCGACGCCGATCTCCCGCAGCAGCTTCCGCAGTTCGGCAACCGTCAGGTCGCCGTACAGCTCCGGCTTCAGCTCGGTGAGCGCCTCGGCGAGCGGCTCGGGGCGGATCCGTTCGACGCCGGCTTCGGTCATGACCTCGATCGCGTCGAAGACGATCTGCCGGTCCCCGCTGATGCGCTTCTGCTCCGCTCCTGCGTCGGCAAGATGGAGCAGCCCGGCCGCGGCGAGGGTGTCGCGGTCAAACGTGGGCCGCCCGGCCTTGATGCGGTCGGCGACGGCGCGCTTGATGGCCTCGTTGCTGTGCTCGTTCCAGCCGTACAGCAGGGGCCGGTCCAGGCCGGGGCCCTTGATGTAGGACTGGCCCGCATCGTTCTTGATCTGCTTGTTCTGGGCGGGCACGAGCCGGTCGGGCCGGTAGCCCTTGGCCGCTGCGCCCTGGCCGAGGACCAGGCGGATGTCGTCCCAGCGGGAGGCGAGCATGATGCTGGTGGTGAACGTGTCGGCGATGGCGTCACCCATGGCATCGGAGGTGGCGTCCTGGCCGGCGGCGACCACGTAGATCCCGGACTGCTTGCCGATGCGTAGGAGTTCGATGAACTTCTCCTTGGCCTTCTGGCTGAGGAAGATGAACTCGTCGACGAGCGCGAAGATCGCGGGGCGTTCCTTGGTGGCGACCCAGGTGTCGCCCATGCCGAGCCGGTTGCGGACGGCGTTGCGTCCGCTGGCCATCTTCACCAGGTACTCGAGCCACTGCTCGCAGGCCTTGGCTCCGCGGATCGGCGGGGCGGCCATGGCGCCTTCGAACTCGCGCAGGCCGTCCTTGACGGGGTCCATGTCGAGGGCGATGGCGTTGTGGCAGGCGGTGATGACCTCGGCGAGGTCGCGTAGGACGCCGGTGGACTTGGCGGAGCCGGATACGCCGATGACGAGGATGCGCTGCCCTTCGAGGACCATATCGAGGGAGCTGCCGTCCATGCAGCGGCCGAAGTTGTGGCTGTCGGCGATGTCGAGACTGTTGGGGGCGTGCACGGCAGGCTTCGGCATGCCCTCGAAGGGGTTGCCGACGACCAGGCGCAGCACGACGTGCGCAGACTGCTGCGGGTCGGGGTCGATGAGAGTGCCGCCCTGCTTGATGTTGAAGTGGGCGTCGAGTTGGTCGGCGACCGCGTTGACCTTGCCGGGGGTGGAGCCCTTGAGGATGACGTCGATCTCCCAGAACGTGCCGTGGAAACCGAGCACCCGGATCGCGCGGGCTTCGATGCCCTCCCAGGCGAGGGCGCGGGATACGCAGTCCTCGACCATGCCGGGGGAGGTGCACACGGCGAGCGGGAACGGCTCGTCCGAGTTCGGGTTGTCCTGCTCGGCGATCATCTGCAGGGGGCCGATTTCGGGCCGGTTGGTCCGGTAGCGGCCGTACAGGGCGATCAGGGTGGCGGCGATCGCTGCGGTGGTGGTGGGCGGGATCTTCCAGGACCAGCCCGCAGCCGTCATGTCGGCGAACTTCACCAGCGCCCACCAGCCGGCCAGGTTGAGGCCGGCGGTGATGCCGGCCGTCCAGCCGAGGAACTTCCACCGCTTCTTGCGGACGTCGTCGACCTTGTTCCAGTCGCCTTTCTTCTGCATGCCGCCGATGACCTCCTGAAGGTCGTGGGCGCGCACGTACCGCCAGCCGAGGTGGCAGACGGCCTTGAGGCCGACGCCGAAGTAGCGCACGGACAGGCCGGTGAAGCGGCCGGTCTTCGCGACGACGACCATGGCCGCCCCGCCCGCCTTGCTGAGGACGGGCGGGCGCGGCGTGTAGGGGACCACTATGCCGGGCGGGATGTCCTCGTCGGACAGGTCGTCGGGCACGTGCAGCTCGCCGTGGATCACCTTGCTGTCGTCCCAGTCGGCGGGGAACTCGGGGTGGGCGTCGAGGCTCATCACTGGTCCTTCTGGCGGGCGTTCTTGGCCTTGGACTTCTGGGGTCCACCGACCCGGTTGGCGCGGGCGGTGCGTGACGCTTCGATGCGGGCAGCGCGCACGAAGTCGGGGACGTCGCCAGATCGACGTACACCGCGCTTCACTGGCGGTTTGTAGACGCGGGTCTTCTTGACGGTTGGCGCGAGCTGCTCCAGGGCGCCCTTCTCGCAGACGATCTCCCACACCTCGCTGGGGCTGATCACGGCAATGCTCGACGTCTCACTCCAGCCGTGGACGCCACGCATCTGCGTAGGCGTCAGATGCACGGGCACGTACAGCCGGAATCGGATCTCGAAGAGGGCCGCCTGTTCGATCTCGCGCGCCAGCGAAGTGGACTCGCAGGCGAGCTGACGGAAGGGCTCCCATCCCCCGCGCCGCAGGCCGCTCAGCCGGAGCGAATCAGGGCTCGTGTAACCGACCTTCACCGACCGGTAGCCGCGGTGCGTCATGACGTAGGTGATGCCAGTCATCAGCCCTTGCCACCCTTCTTCTCTGCTGTGTTCTTGGCGGTGATGGCTGCCTGTCGACGGGCGCCTGGTGTGTACCGCTCGGTGTCGTTCGGGCGTCGCACTCCGCGCACCGTCGGACCCCCTACGTGACCGCGCCGCGAACGACGGGGCATTTGTTGATCGACCTGCATCAACATGCCGTTTACGGACCGCTTCTCGGTGGCAGCGGCGACCCTCGCTTCGGCGGCGTTGCGCATGCGGATGACGTCCGCAGAATCGGCGGGCGGAGCACCCTCGACGTCGCGGTGCGCACGGTCCCAGACAGCCTCGGTCACGGTCGTCTCGCCGAGCGCCGCAGCGATCTTCAGGGCGTGCTCCCACACCTTCGGGAACTTCTCCGCGCGCGCCGCGGCGAGCTTCTCCGCTGCCTCGGCCGCCGCCTTGTCCGCGGCCTCCTTCTCGGCTGCGATCCGCTTCTCCTCCGCGGCCTTCCGAGCCGCCTCGGCGCGCTCCTGCTTCCGCTGCGCCTTGCGCTCCCGCCGGGTCAGGACGCCGTCCCGCTTGCGGATCCGGCCGTGCTCGTGGAGATCCCACACACCGGGGCCGGCGACCGACGCGAACGCGGTCGCCAGCGCGGTCCCCGGGTCGAAGGCGTGAAGGCCGTGGTACAGGTTGATCGCGGCGGCGATCAGGGCGAGCAGCCACACGATCGCCCGGTAGTGCCACACCGGCCGCTTGCTGACCGCCGCCGCGCGGGCACCTCGGTGAACGACCCAGGCGGCGCCTTCGAGCATGACCGGTGCGGCAGCCATCCACGGGGCGTGCGGATTCCAGAAGAACGACATCTGCACCGGGAGGGAGACGATGCCGCAGACGATCGCGAAGCGGATCGCGTAGGACCGCCACTTCTCATCCGCGTCGGTGATCTCCTTCGCGGCCTGCTGCTCGCTCTGCTGCTGCTCGGCGGCCTGGCGCGCGTCCCGCTCGCGGGCGCGGTCGGCTTCGTCGCGCTTGCGGCGGGACTCGGCGATGCGCGCCTCGGATGCTTCCTCCTCCTCACGCGCCTTGCGTTCCTGCCGGTCGTTGGCGAGGCGCAGCCGGCGGGCATCTTCCTCTGCCTTGACGCGGATGGCGTCGGCTTCGGCCTGCGCCTTGAGGAGGCGCTCTTCCTTCTCGGCTTCGGCGGCGACGCGGCGTTCCTCGGCCTCGGCCCACGCGCGAGCGCGGGCGACCTCGGCGTCGACGGCGGGTTCGGGCTGGGGGCTGCGCTGTTCCTCGGCGGGTTCGGGGGTGACCGGCTGCCAGTCCCCGACAATGCGGATGGGCGACCGGGTGTGGCCGTTCAGGGGCGGGCTGGCGGTCATGATGTTCGGTGTCCTTTCGGGTTCAGTCGCGGGTGGCGCGGTGGGCTGCGATGGCTTCGAGGAGGCTGGTGACGCGGTAGGCGACCAGCCAGAACACGGTCACGCTGGCCGCGACGGATACGGGCGTCGGTGCGCCCATGACGCTGGCGCCGTACAGCGCGGCCATCGCCGCACCGGTTGATGGGCAGGCGATCAGGACGGTGAGCGGGGACATCAGCGGCGTGGGCATGTGGTGCTCCTCTCTAGGCGGGCGCGCCGGTGCGCGCCTTGTGGAATTCGCGGATGAACTCGTCGGTCAGCCCGGACCCGACCGCGGCACCGACCGGGCCGATCCCGGTCACCGACGCGGCCCACAACTCCAGCCAGGCGGCCCGGGTGGCGGTGTAGTTGATGACGGGACGGGCGCAGCGCACGGTCAGCACGAGCGCGCCGAGCCCGACCATCACGGTTAGGGCGAGGCTCTTCAGCGCCCACCGGGCAACCCAGCGGGCCGTCAGCTGCAGCCGGCCAGGCTTCGCGGTGATCAGGAACGGGCGCATCGGAGCCTCCTCTCGGGGTCGGGACGGATAGGGGTGCCGGGCGACGGGACGGGGGGGGTAGGTGACCGCCGCCCGGCGGTCTGTGGGGTCAGGCGGCTGCCGGGTAGTCGAAGCCGTCCAGCTCGGCCAGCAGCCACGGGTCGGCGTCCGCACGGATCTGGCTCAGACGGAACACGTCACCCGCCTTCCGGGCCGCCGTGTATTCGGCGAACAGGTCGGTGATCGACAGCAGGGCGGCCTCGGCGACCGTCGTGGACGCGCGGGCCTTCCGGCCCAGGTCGGTGACGGCGAGATCGGCGGAGAACAGGTACGGAGACATGGCGGTCCTATCTGGATCAAAGGGAAGGGGGGTGGGGGGTCAGGCGGTGGGGCGGGGCAGGGTCTTCAGGTAGGCGCGCACCTGCTCGTCGGTGAAGCCGTGGGCGCGGGCAGCAACCCGATACCGGTCGGCGTTGATCTGCGCCGTGCCGGTGGGCGTCCCGCCCCGCTCCTTACACGCCTCGACCACACGGAGCGCGTCGGCAGCCCAGTGCAAGGCCGTCCGCTGCTCACTGGTCAAAGCGTCCACGTCGACCGAAGACACGGCGTCTGGCTGGTCGGTAGAAGGCATGGCTGATCTCCTCGGGTGGTCATGCCGGGATGAACGGGTGGTGGGCCGTGACGGTGGGGGCCGCGGGGGATGTCGGTCTTCCCCACCGCCACGGCGATCAGGGGGTCCGGCTACTTCGGCCGGGTTTCACTACGCCGGTTCGCCTCGGCGACCTTCCGGCGCAGTGCCTCACGCTCGGCGTCAGTCACGACGGCCACCGGCCTTGTACCGGGCCTCTTCCTCGCGGAGCTTCTGCCGCAGCCATTCGGCGTTCCAGGTGAACGCGCCCGGATTGTTCGGGCCGTCCTCGAGCGCGGCCCGGACCGCGACACGGGCGATCATCGTCCGCGCCTCAACCCGCGACACGTCATCCACGGCCCGCGTGTCATCCGGGAGAGTGACCGCCTCCAGGACCGCGGCCAGCAGCTCACGCTCGGCGGCGCTCACGACGCGGCCTCGACGATCACGAGGAAGCTGTCGGTGGCGAGGTCCATCACCACGCGGGCGGGGACACCATCGCGGCGACGGTCTGCGGCGAACTCCTCCGCCGGCCACGAACCACGCGGGGCGGACGCCGGGAAACGCTCCAGCACCGTGCGGGCCGGCCTGTCGGTCCACGTGAACCAGCCCGACTCCCCGAACGGGGCACCGTGCGGGTCGCCCGGGGCGTGCTGCCCGGCACAGGTCAGGTAGTCGCCGGTCGGGGTGCGCATACCGCGATCCGTGCGCACCGAACACCGGCGGACCGGGCCCTGCGCGGCAGCGTGGGCCAGTCGGTCGGCCAGGGATTGACCCTGGTGATCGGCGCGCTGGGGCGCCTGTACGATCTGGGTAGCCACAGGATCTCCTCGTTAGAACCTGGTGGTCAGGGCCGGCCCGCGGTGTAGGAGTCGCGGTGTCCGGCCCGTCTTCTGTTGTGGGGTGTCGTCCGCGGACTGGGTCCGGTAGGAGTGGACGACAAAGCCCGTTTCTAGGTGGCACCTAGAAGGCTTGGTACGACCGTAGAGGGCTCGCGGTGTCGCGTCAAGCGCCCAACTCAACTCTTCTAGTTCAGTCTTGAGCGAGCGTCGGATCGCCCGTACCCTCACGTCATGGCCGACTCCCCCGACGCTCCCTTCACCCGATACGACGAGCAGCTGCGCGAGATCACCGACCTCAACGAGCGTTGGGCTACCTACCTCGGCTTGGCTGAGTTCCTTGAGAACGAGCTGGAACTCTGGCGGCGCCGGCAGCGCCAAGAGATCGCACAAGGCTTTCGCGATGAGGGGAAGACGTGGAAGGAGATCGGCGAGCTCATGGGAGGCGTCTCGTTCCAGCGCGCCTTCCAGTACGGCAAGGGCGTGTGACCGGGAATCCATGGGATCGAGTCTTCGCGCGTGAGCGGGCGCAGGCCATGAAGAGCCCATGCAGCAACATGCAGTGATCATGCAGCGGGCATGCAGGCACCATGCAGCCCGGCTGCAGGAAAGCCCACGACAGCGGCCAGGGAGCCGATAGTGGACGTCGAACAGTGGACCGGGCAAAAGGCAGCCTGGCTCCAAGAGGCATTCCAAATGACCCAGGAGGAGTTCGCGGGTCGGCTCGGAGTTTCGGTGCGCAGCGTCGCCGCATGGCACGCCACACCGAACATGATTCCGCAACGCGAAACGCAGCGAATCCTGGACACGGCATACGAAAGGGCAGGTGATGCGGTGCGCCGGCGGTTCATCCACTTGTCGCGGATACCGGCTCCCCAGCCTCAGGCGCAGGCATTGCGCGTTGCAATCGCCGTCGTCCGTCGCGGCGGTGACGTGCTGCTTGTGTGCAGGCAGGACGGCGAGGACATCGCCTGGCAGTTCCCGGCCGGGATCGTGAAGCCAGGCGGTTCAGCATCAAAGGTCGCCGTTCGGGAAACCCTGGACGAGACCGGAGTGCATTGCATGGTCCGCGAACAGTTGGGTGAGCGGCTTCACCCGATCACAAGGGCGCTCTGCTCGTATTTCATATGCGATTTTGTCCACGGCGAGGCGGTCAATGGGGACACCTCCGAGAACGTCGCCGTGGCATGGGCCCCCATAGGGGAGCTCAGCCGCTATATCCCCGCCGACCGCATTTACCCGCCGATTCTCGACGCCTTGGAGGCGACCGTATGACCACCGAGACGAAGAAGCCCGACGTAAGCGCCGCGATCATCACGGATGGGGGACGTGTCCTCATGGTGCGCCGCCGCGTCAAGGAGGGCGAGCTGTCGTGGCAGTTCCCTGCCGGCGGAGTCGAGGACGGCGAGACGGCGGAGGATGCGGCGGTGCGGGAGACGCTCGAGGAGACGGGCCTCATCGTGAAGTCCGTGAAGTACATCGGCGACCGGGTTCACCCGAAGACCGGGAAGTTCATGGCGTACACGGCATGCGAGGTCGTTTCGGGCACGGCGCACGTCGCTGACGATGACGAGCTCGACACGGTCGCCTGGGTCGAGCACTCCGAGATCCCGGGGCTGGTGCCCTACGGCCTGTTCGGTCCGGTTCAGGAGTACCTCGACGAGGCGCTCCCCCACTAACGCGAACGGCCGGGCGGTCGCCACCGCCCGGCCTGTTCAACCAGCGAGTTCGCGGCTCGCTGATCAGCAACCCAACCTGTCCAGATCGGAGTTACCCATGCAGACTACCCAAGCGCGACGGTTAACGCCGCCGCGAATCACGGCCGACCATCTGTTGGATGTACCACTCCCCCAGCTGCTGACCGCGCACCGCGTGAAGCTGGTCGACTCGTCGATCACCGACGCCACGTTCTTCGGCGCGTTCGTGGAGCGCCGTGACGGCACGCGGGTCCTGTCGATGCCGGCGGGCCGGTCGGCGTTCGAGCGGGATACGGCGGCGCGGATGCTCCTCGCGGAGGGGCTGGGGCTTGACGCTTCGCCGCTGCCGGCCCCGCTGACGGTGTCGCACGCGTAGTCGTCCGGTTACGGCGCCTTGCCTGCTGTTGCAGGTGGGGCGCCGTTTTCGTGCGCCTGGTGAGCCCGCTCACACCGTCTGTCCGCCTGCTTGCTGCCGCGGTTCCGGCGACCGATGCTGCGTTCAACTACCGCTGGCCTTCGGGGGGTTGACGTGCAGTGTCCGGGGTGCAAGTCGTCGAACGTGGAAAAGCTGTCGCACTACTGGGAAGCCCTGCCGGCGGAGTCCCCGTTGCGTGGGAGGTACGCCCCGCCGGCCCGCCCGGACGCCCGCTACTGGCAGGCGATGATCGCGATCCTGATCGCGATCGCGCTGATGTCGTCCGGCAGTGTCCTGCTCGGTCTGCTGGTGGCGGTCGGCGGCCTCATCTGGGGCTACGTCATTCACGCTGGGGTGCAGGCGTTCGAGGCGTCGTTGGCGGAGTGGAATGCGGCGACGATCTGTCTGGCCTGCGTCGGCCGGTTCTGAGTGCGGGCCCCGGCCGTCTGGTCGGGGCCTTCGTCATTCGCCGTGCTTCTCGAAGTCCCATCGCCGGTCATTGGCTGCTGCTTCGCGGACGGTGGGTCCGTCGTTGTGGGCGAGCTGCTGCTCGGTCTCGTTGTCTTCGGTGGTCAGCCGGTAGATCTCGGCGCGCATCTCCTCAGCCCATTCGGCGGGGACGGATACGGGGACGCTGTCGCTGCGGCAGGGCTGGTCGACGAGGCCTTCGCAGCGCCAGCAGTACCAGCCGACCTGCACCAGGGGTTCGCTCATCCTGCTGCCTCCATTGCGTGTGCCCGGTCGGCGGCGGCTTCGAGGAGGTGTGCGAGTTGCTCGCTGGTGTGGTCGGCGGCCCATCCGGTCAGGGCCTCGTGCGCGTGCCGGACGCGCTGGGAGTAGTAGCCGGCGTCCCAGCTGTCGTCGGGCCAGCCGTGGTCGGTGACGTCGGGGTTGATCATTCCGCCGACGACGATCAGTGCGACGCCTTCGGCGATGGCGTGCTCGGGGGTGATGACCGCGACGAAGTCGTTGAAGGTGGTGGTGCCGAACAGGGCGCGGCGTAGGGCGAGGTGTACGCCGTGGTCGGCGTACCGGGCGGCTTCGCGCAGGCCGCGGGAGATCGTCGGCGCCGTGGGGAGCGCGGCGAGCTCTGTGACGGACATGGTCATGCTGCTGCCTCTCTCTGCTGGTCGGGGACGTGTATCTGGTGTACGCCGATCTCCCCCACCGCGAGGGCGATGGCGACGGCTTGGGCGCGGTCTGTGGCGCCGAGGGTGCGGTAGGCGAGGCCGAGGATGTCCTTGACGGTGTCGGCGGTGATGCCGAGCCAGACGGCTATCTGCTGGTTGGTGTTGCCGTTGGCGACCAGCAGGAGGACTTGCCGTTGCCGGTGGGTGAGTTCGCGGGTCACAGCAGGTCCCCCACGAGTTTGACGAGTTTCATGGTCTGGCTGCTGTCGGGTTTGATCCGTTGCCCGATCAGGTCGTTGTTGTTGCTGACGGTTTGCGGTAGCGGCCAACTGTCGCCGCAGGGTTCCGTTGCCCAGGGGATGATCCGTCGGGGGGCGGGCAGGGTGTGCAGGGTCCGGTGGTGGCGGTGGTGGCGGGATTTGAGCCGCATGGCCTTGCGGTAGCGCGGGTTCACGACGGGCCTGCGGTTGCCGGGCCGGGCGTGGACTCGTCGAGGACGGCGAGGACGCGCTCCACCGTCTGAATCACGCCGCGTTCGCGGTCGGTGTGGGGTTGGCCGTCTGCGAGGACGGACGCTCGCCGAAGCCGGTCACACGCGTCGCGTACCTGTTCGAGGGCGGCTTCGGCGTGGTCGGCGCGCTGCTTCTGCTGCTCCCAGTCTTCGACGGTGGGCGCGGCGTCGCCGCGCCCGCAGTGGGGGCAGTAGCCGCGGGCGACCGCGCGCAGGGCGGCGAGTTCCCGCGCCATGTTGATGTTGGTTTCGTTGAGTTCGCCGATGGCGTCGTCGTATCGGTCGAGGTCGTTGTACAGCAGGTCGAGGTCTTGCTGCCGGAGTTCGGCGAGGGGGATGCGCCGTTCACGGTCGGGGCTGGGCTGGTCGGTCATCGGGTGCGCCTTCCTGCGGCAAAGCCCCGGGCAAACGCGTCATCGTCGTTGGGCTTGGGCCGGACGTTGATCTGCAGGCCGCTCTTCTTCTTGCCGCTGTACCAGGGCAGTGCGAGTCCGTCGTTCTCGGCGCGGGGAACGAGGTGCAGGTGGAGGTGGAACACGGACTGCGTGGCCGCAGCGCCCATGGAGGTGATGAGGTTTGCGCAGATGAGGCCCCGCTCCAAGGCGAGCTCGGCTGCGCGGCGGGCGGTGATCGCGGTGACGTCAGGGTCAGCGCTGAAGTCGCTTACGTGATCGTGCGGGATGACGAGCAGGTGGCCGTCAACGACCGGGCCGAGGGGGACGATGGCGAGCGCGTCGGGCCACACGCGGACGATGGTTGCGGGCGCGCGGTAGGCGATGATCTCGCAGAAGGGGCAGGGCTGGTCGGTCATCGGCTGTTCCTTGCGTGGCGCCGCTTGGCCCGCGCGATGGCGAACCGCAGGCCGAGGCGAGTACGCGCGGTGCCGGTGGCGACTTCGGTCATGCCAACCCACGCGTCCCACCGGTAGGGGCCGGTGCCGGTCACCTCGACGTCGAAGTCGTCGGTGAGTGGGAGGGGCTGGTCGGGGCTCCAGGAGCCGTCGGGGTTTTGGCGGGAGACGTTCATGCGGGGTCCTTGTCGGGTCGGGGTGTTGCGGGCGGGTGGCGTCACTTCGCCAAACGGTGAAGTGATTCGTGGAGGCGGGCGCCGGGCCGGGGGTGGCCCGGCGCGTGGCTGTCAGGCGGCTTCTGTGGCTTCGTCGCGGCCGTGGAGGGCTCCGTAGCCGCCTACGGGTGCGGGGAGGCCCCAGAGCGTGCCGTAGGGCTTCTGGCGGGCTACGAGGCCGACTTCCTCGGGCGGGTTGCAGTGCAGGCCTTTGCGGTGGCGTTCGAATGAGGTGAGGGATGTGAACGTCAGATGGCATCCGCCGCAGTGGCTGCGTTCAGCTCCGGTCCACCACTGCTCACAAGATCCGTGGACTATGGCGTTCTTCGGTACGTCGCCGACACCGGGGATCGGGATGGGCATCGATTGGGTCCTTCCTGCTCTCTCATTTTTGGTCAGGAGCGCTTGGGGGCGGCTCGGCGTCCCTCGCTCGGGGTGAAGCTCTGGCGGGAGGCTCACGCGCGGCCTATTGCGGCCGGGCCTCCTTCGGCGGCTGCGCGGCGGCGGGCTGCTCACTCGGCGTGCAGGAGCGGCAAGGAGGCGCCTGCGGCAATTCCCACGAACTTCCTGGGATGAGGTCGTCCTCGGGGTCAATCCCCGATCCCTTGCAGCGCGGGCAGGCGCCCTCGGTCTCGCCGCCGTCCTCCCCCGTGTCGGCGGGCCCGGCCTCGGCAGCCACGCGACGCAGCTCGGCCCGCACGTTGATCCCGGTGCGGAACGTGCCGCCGGCGACCGGGTACACAGCGACGGTGTCGGACCAGTGGAAGCCGCGCTCGTCGATGTGGTCGCCGTGATGCTGCGCGGCGCGGATGCACAGTCGCGGACCAGACTCGTAGTTGCGGTTCTGGGCGCTGCACGTTGCTTCCGGAGCCTCGACGCCCGCCCGGTCGGTGGTCGTGGGCAGCACGGCGGCCAGTGCGGCGACGGCGATGTTGCGGGGGTCGTCCTCGACGCACGTGCCGCTGTCGCTGCGCCCGCACCGTTCCCACACGGCGGCGGCGATGGCCTCCAGTTGCGGGTGGCCGTCGATCCAGACGGCGGGAGCGGCCTGGCTGCTGGCGGTCGCCACCCCGGCAGACACGGCGGGGGCGTCCTCCGGCTCGATCAGGCCGACGAGCCAGCCCGCCTCACCCTCGTAGAACACCGGGTCGTCGGTCTTACGGATCGCCTCCCGCTGCACGGCGGCCAACTCCTGCGCGTGCAGGCAGAGCGCGCCGTCGATGACGTCCTCGGGCAGGTTGTGCCGCCACAGCAGTTCGCGGGCGGTCTCGGTCGGTTCGGTCACGGCGGTCTCCTGGGGTTGTTCGGGGCGGCGGGCAGCAGACGAGACAGGGGCAGTCAGGCGGGCTGTGGGAGGCTGAGCGAAGGCCCGCCCCGGGTATCGGCCGGGGCGGGCCGCGTCACGCCACCGGCAGGGTCAGCGCTGACAGGCGGCGCGCTGCGGCTTCGGCGTAGGGCTCGTGGGCTTCGATGCCGATCGCCCGGCGGCCGGACTGGCGGGCCGCATCGAGCGTGCTGCCGGACCCGGCGAACGGATCCACGATGAGACCGCCGGGTGGGCAGGCGTAGCGGATCAGCGGCAGCAGCAGTGACTCCGGCTTCTGCGTCTTGTGGATGCCGCCCCGCACCGACCCGACTTTGATCACCGACCGCATCAGTCGAAGTCCGTCATCGACGTACACCGCGTCGCCTAGGGCCCCGAGATGTGCCGCGCGGTCCTGGCGACTGCGGACGCGACCTTTCGGGTCGTAGATTGCCGGGACTCGGGGGACTGCCTGATGTATGCCGCTCCACGGGCCGCGATACCAGTGCAGGACGTGTTCGTGGACGCGCCGGAAGCGATCCTTGGCGAAGCCGGTGCCGTTGTGCTTCTCCCACACGATGTTGACGTCGCCGACGATCGGATCGCCGTCTTCGTCGTGGCCGATGACGTCCTGGCTGAGCTTCCAGTCGGCGGCCTTGAACTCGTCGAGGTGGTCGAAGAACATGCGTTGGCTGCCGAAGCACCACATGGCGTTACTGTGGGCGGCGGCGACCTTCAGCCAGCCGATGGGCCAGCGGTCCCAGGCGAGCGCGGTCTCGCCATACGGTGGATCCGCGATGATCAGATCGGCTTGGACGCCGAGGGCGGGAAGTATCTCCCGCATATCGCCGAGGTACAGGGCGAGGCCTGCCTCTCGGTCTTCCCAGTACGGGTCGGTCACGGTTTCCTCCGGGTGCTGGTGAGATGCTGGGTGGTGCGGCCGCCCGGAACTCGACTCCGGGCGGCCGTGTCCGTGGTCACGGGGCAGGGGTGTCGCCGGGCTGCGTGAGGGACCGGATCGGCTCATGCGCCTGCCACTGGTAGCAAGCCTCCGGGCCGGTCTGATCGGTGTAGACGTTGACGTAGCCGTGTGCCGGGTCCACGCGCTGCACTGTTTCCGCCCACGTCGACGTGAGGACGAAGATCGTGCGGCCTGGGGTGAGTTGATCGGCGCGGACGTGCTCGGTCACGGTGTCGGGTGCGTCGGTCACGGTGTTCCTCTCGGGTGGTGGGGTGGGCAGGCGGATCAGGCGGCGGGCTCGGGCAGCGGCACGTCCTCCGCAGAGCTGCCGTAGTCGGCCATCACGGCGGCCAGCTCGGCGGCGAGCCACGCCTCGTACTGGGCGCGGCTGCGGCGGCCCGCCTCGTCCCAGGCGCGCTTGGCGGATGCGATGGCCTTGGCGCGCCAGGCGCGTTGGAACGGGCGCTCGTGGCGCTCGCCGCAACTCCAGCTGTCTCCGCAGCCAAGGCAGGTGAGGGACGGCCCGTAGTACGGGCCTCCGTCGATCCCGGCCATGCGGCGGCGGCGCCCCTCGGTCGGGCAGTTGAGGATGCGGCGGATCGGGAAGCTCGGCGGGCGGCAGATCACGACGGCGGTCATGGCGTTGGCTCCTTGTGGGCTGGCGGATCAGGCAGACGGACGAGCGGCGGCACGGCGGCGGAGGTCGTCGGCGACAGCGCAGTGGCAGTCCATCCACACGCCGTCCCTGCTGCCGTGGTCCGGGCAGTGAGCGACGATCTCGTCCGCCTCCGTGGCCAGCGTCTTGGTCTGGGTCGCGGCAAGCTCGGCACGCAGGCGGCGGACCTCGGCGAGCAGCGCGTCGTGCTCGGGCTGCGGCGCCCATCCGGCCTTACGGAGGGCGGCGACGTACCAGCCGCGGCAGCGCTCGCAGTCCGGGCAGATGCGGTCGCCGGGCTGGTCGCCGCAGTCGCCGCATTGGGCGCCCTCGTTGCTGAGGATCTGGATGGCGTGGTCGTCGGCCTGCTGCTGGTTGGTGAGGTGGTTGGTGGTCATGTCGGCTGCTCCCGGGGTTGGTTTGGTGGCGGGTTGCGCGTTAGGGATCGTTTCGGGGGTGTTCGCGTGCGGGGGGTGGGTCAGGCGGCAGTGCGGCGGCGGCGCTCGCAGCGGCCGATGACGCTGTGCGGCTTGTCCTTGGGGTCGTCGATGTCGTCCCAAGCGACGGCGGTCACCCACTCGTTGCGGCGGGCGTGCGCCCGT